CCCGCCCCGCCTCGCGGGCATCGGAACGTATAGCGCCCCTCCGGTCCGGTACGGGTTGCTGAAGCCAAAACCCCAGGTCAGCGGGAAAAACCGCAGGTAGTTGCACCTGGAACTATATATTTTACGCAGAGTTACGTGTGTGACTGTGGTCACACATACGTACAGATCCGCCCTGGGACGGGGCACTTACTCTATGAAGGACAAAAACCCGGCTTTACCTGCTGTTTGGGGGGTAAGGGGGGTACAACGTGTTCTTTTAAAATTTTGGTGGTTCTAGGGACACCTCAAGGGTCCCGTTGGGAAGATGGTTGGGTTATGGGGGTTACCCCAGACTGGTTCCAAAACCCATTACAAGGATCACCTTCGGGGTGATCCTCTTCTGACATTGTGTGAAACCAATGCCTAAGAGTAGAACCTCCTACGTCGGTCCTACTCGATAAGGACACCACCATGAGTTGGAACTCCTCTCAAAGGAGTTCTCATCTTCCAACCAACTGGGCAGCCCTGAGAAGGGCTGCTTTGGTTCGTGATGGTCATAGATGTCAACTCCGATACCAAGGTTGCTCCCAAAGAGCAACCGAAGTAGATCACATCATCCCAGGGGATGATCATGACCTTTCCAACCTCCAAGCAGTATGCGCTGCTTGTCACTCCATCAAGTCCTCTTCCGAGGGTTTGAGGGAACGTCTCCGAAGGAAGAGGTTGACGAAACGACCCAGAGAACAACACCCTGGCCTCAGGAAGGCCAGATAGCTCCCAGGAGGAGTAAATGGCTAACATCACCGGTCCAGTACCGAAGCGCAGCGAAGAGAGGATTCGTCGGAATGCCGAAGTCATTCCGATCGAGAAGCTAGCAGCCGCAGGACTGGTAATCGCACCAGCACTGGCATTGGATGATCCACATCCAATGGTCGTGAATTTCTACGACTCCCTGAAGGAGTCGGCACAAGCGAAGTACTATGAACCATCCGATTGGGAATACGCTCGGTACGTCATGTACTTCATCAACAAGTTGCTCCGCCAAGGCGAGAAGCCTTCGGCGGTTATGTTCGCAGCCATCAATACCGCACTCTCCAATCTGTTGGTCACCGAAGGTGATCGACGCCGTGTTCGCATCGAAGTTGAGCGAGACGGTAAGGAAGCAGAGATCACGGATATCGCTGCGTACTTCAAGGAACGTGCACAGAAGGTGGCATAAAGAAGTTCTGATCCCGGAGGTTGAGCGGTGTCCTCCTTTCCACTTTGACTCCCTCCGGGGTCAGTCCGCTAACGCAATCTAGGCTATACCGCTGGAGTTAAACGCCAGGACAGCCTAGTCCTAGATTCCCCAAGGGGGTTCGTATGAGCGACGTTTACGATTTGGTTCAGCTTCTAAGACAGCGCGGAGTCGTTGTCAACGAGTGGGGTGGTTGGTACGGCCGTGGAAACGGTATCGGCCAGATCGACATCAGAGGTGCGATCATCCATCACACAGGCACGAACTTCGGTTCGGCCTTCCAAGCCCTGGTAACCGGGCGTCCTGGTCTTCCAGGAATGCTCTGCAACTTCTCGGGTAACTCCGATGGGACGCTTACTGTTATCGGCACAGGCCTAGCCTGGCACGCTGGTGGCGGAAACGGTCCTAACGAAGGGCCTCTGGCCCCATACGCGCAGAACCGGAACTACTACACCGTAGGCCTGGAGATCGTGTATCCAGGGACTCAGCCCATGACCAACGCGCAGTACATCACCGCCGGTAAGTTCGCCAAGGCGGTAGCCGACCTGTTCTGTGGTGGAAACATCCAGTACATCCGAGGTCATGGTGAGGTCAACGGCAAGGGCGAAGAAGGCAAGTGGGACCCTGGTTACGCTTCGGGGCTCATGATCGATATGAACAAGTTCCGAGCAGACGCACTAAACCAGGAGGACGAATTGGCCACCTCAGCAGAACTTATCCAGCAGATGTACAACGAAGTTTCCAAGACCTACACCGAGCGCGGAGTGCCTTTCGGCGACGCCATGGTGAAGTGGCTGGACTGGCACGACGGTATCGAGCAGGGCACGGGCACCACGCCTGCTGCTGCTTTCACGCAGGTATACGACGTCGTAGCCGAGAACTTCGTAGAGTCTGGTGAAGCACTCGGTAAGACCACAGCAGACACCGAGAAGAAGGTAGACGCTCTTACCGCAGCAGTAATTGAACTAAAGACCCTGGTTACTTCCGGGGGTGTCGACGCTGAAGCTCTGGCAGATGCGTTGATCGAACATCTAGATGTAGAATTGGTGAAGAAGTAAGTGGCTCCAGAAATTTGTGATGGCTGTGGTGCTCGGGTAGAGAATTGCCCGACCGGCGGTCAGTGTCCTACGGAGTAGACGTGTCAGATACCAAGTGTAGGGAATGTGGACACTCCGGAGGCAACCATGCTTCGTGGTGTATCCGCAACCCGGATAGGGATCAGCCCGCATGTTGAGGTACAAGGATGAAGACGGCGTAGAACGCTGCGACACCTGCCACAACAGCGGCGGGGTACACGCCTCGTGGTGTGACGTGATCAAGGACCTACAGAACGAGAACAAGTGACGACTACCAAGTGCAGGTGGTGTGGTGGTCTAGGCGACAACCACAGCCCAACCTGCCCGAATAGGCCATGGTGAGTAACATTCAGTTTGCCCCAGGCGACGACGGGTGCCCCGATTGCGGGCTCAAAAACGGACAACACATGTTCTCCTGCCCACGCCGATAGATTTGAGGGTCTAATGACCCCACCCAGTTCAGATCCAGTCTGGGAATCAAAACGGGAACAGCGTGAGTATGCGGTTTTCTCGGGAGTCTCATAAGCTCCACGAGTGGGGTTCGAATCCCTGCCTCACGACTACCTCGTAAAACGTGTGACAGCGTCGGGAATCGTACGATCCCGTGGGCCGGTGCGCCCGATAAACGTGGTATTTGCCCTTCTAGCCCAACCTGGCAGAGGCGTCCGGCTCAGACCCGGAAGGTTCCCAGTTCGAATCTGGGGAGGGGTACTATCCCAGTTTGTATGGTAATTGGCAACCGGCCTGACTGTAACTCGGGAGTTCGAGGTTCGAGTCCTTGAACTGGGATCAACGGGACGTAGCTCAACTTGGAAGAGCAGTGGCGTGAAAAGCCACGGGTTCTTGGTTCAAATCCAAGCGTTTCGGCTTTGCCTGCTAGCTCAAAGGAAGAGTTCCTGGCCTACACCCAGGAGATCAGGGTTCGATTCCCTGGCGGGTAATATCGCTTCTTAGCTCAGTCCGGACAGAGCACCAGGCTACGAACCTGGGTTTGCGGGGGTTCGAATCCCTCAGGAGCGACAGTTTAGTTGACAGTACACTCACGCATGTAGGAACTGTCCGTTGGTCCAGCGATGCTCCGGTCTATGGAGTGTATCGAGTGGCCACGTTATTCCCGTATAGCTCAACGGCAGAGCAGCGCCCTGTTAAGGCGCGGGTTACTGGTTCGAATCCAGTTGTGGGAGCAGGAAGGATGCCGAAGTGGCCGAGGCACCGGTTTGTGAAACCGGTTTTAGCGGGTTCGAGTCCCGTCCTTACCGACCACGTACGAGAGGTTGGAATGGCAACAGTAGAGTGCTACACCTGCAAGGGTGAAAAGACGGTTTACCAGCGTAATCCAGATGGAAGTCAGACCGAGATCGTCTGTCCCACCTGTCACGGGAGCGGAACCGTCACTGAGTAGGAGTTCCGATGAAACCAAAGTACAACTGCCCGGACTGTCATGGTACGGGCAAGATGAACACGGGTGACTCTTTGACGAACTGTCACTGCGTGTAGAAGTATAGCTCGTTAACTCAGTGGTAAGAGCGTCTACCTGATGAGTAGAAGGTCCCTGGTTCGATTCCAGGACGAGCGACCGTCCATTAGCTCAAGGGTAGAGCAAGGGCCTCTTAAGCTCTAGGTTCCAGGTTCAAATCCTGGATGGATGACAATCCGTGTATTCGCGAGTGGGGACGCCTGCGTAAGAGGGTGCACGGACAATGCCTGTTGGTGTAACGGCAACACGGGTGGCTCTGAACCATCTGTTCTTGGTTCGAATCCAGGGCAGGCAGCATGGTGTTTTTGTGTAAGGACTGTGGGCGCTTCTTCTGCGCCTGCTAGTCAAGGGGACATAGTTTAGTAGGCAAAACGGCTCTCTCCAAAAGAGCTGTCCGAGGTTCGAGACCTCGTGGCCCCGCAATGCCGTTGTAGCTCAATGGAAGAGCACCCGCCTCGTAAGCGGGTGGTTCTGGGTTCAAGTCCTAGTAGCGGCTCTTTGTTAGACAATCAGGGTGTAGCTCAGAGGTAGAGTGAGCGCTTTGGAAGCGCGGGGCCGGTGGTTCGATCCCACCCATCCTGACTTTTATTCGACATGCTATAGAAAGTTGTGAACAGATGGCACTCCCAGCCTCGGTACCCACAGGGACCGTTACCGGCACGTGGTACACGCCCAAGGGTGACTTGGCTGTTGGCACCATCGTGTTCCTGCTTCTCGAATCCGTCGAAGTCCCAGACGACCCTGATGGGGTCGTAATCCCGGTCAAGACGGTCGTGGACGTCCCAGCAGGCGTTCTGAACCAAACCCTCCCAGAGGGCATGTACATGGTCTCCGTGCGGCTCTCAGAGCTGTACCGGATTACCAAGGTCATTGAGATCGTTGAAGGTGTAGCGCTAAACCTGCCGGATGCGGTAGGCCTGCTGCTCCCAGATCCCGACTACTACGATCCAGTACGGAGCGTCAATGGACACTTCCCCGACCAGTACGGAAACATCTTCGTCCCCGGAGGCGGTGGGGGAGAAGGAGTCACCGATCACGGTGAACTTACAGGACTGGCTGACGACGATCATACGCAGTACCTCAATAACGCCCGTGGCGACGCCCGCTACGCGGCCCTCGTACACACTCACGCCATTTCATCTGTCACCGGACTCAGCACGGCGCTTGACGGAAAGCAACCGTCTGGCGACTACGCTACTAACACTGGGTTGTCCAATGGCCTAGCGACAAAGCAGGACGTAGGGGATTACGCCACGAATACGGCGCTGACCTCCGGTCTGGCCGGTAAGGCAAACACGGTACACACCCACACGATTGCGAACGTCACGGGCCTTCAGGCAGCCCTGGACGCGAAGCCAAGCGACACCCTGAAGGGCTTTGCCACTTCAGGCCTCATCACATCCACTTTCACCGCATCGTCGGGTAGTGGTGGTGCGTGGACTGTTGCTCCGGCCGCATATCGAGTGAGTGTTGCTGCTGCGACCGGCAATGTGTTGACCTGGATTCCCAACGTCATCTGCAACCCTGGTGACTCGGGTTACGAACTTGACCTAGTGGCTGTTGACGGCTCAGGCGCGGTTCTCCGCTACAAGTCGACCGGAACCGCATCACCTTCAGCCAACGGCTTTGGTGGTCTGTACTTGGGTGGTGGCTATTCCCGCACCATGCGACCTGTTACTTGGGTTGTCCAGGCCGGGGACATTGTTTCGGGCAACGTGATTCTCACGCTGCTCTACCGAACGGGTAGTGGTATGACCCTTGGGTCTGCTGCTTATCCTTCCACTATCGACATCATCAACAACTAAGGGAGCACCGCAATGGGTTCGCCGACTCTTGCTCCCGCACCTGCCCACATCGTAGGCCCCACCTGGCAAGAGACCGAGTCGGGTGGGTACTACCTACCTGAACAAACTCTGGGTGACGAGATCGTCAACTGGATGTGGAAGTATGTTGTTCAGCCATCCGGGCCAAATGCGGGAGATAATTTCGTTGTAACATTCGAACAGTACCGATTCCTGTGCTGGTGGTACGCAGTCGACCCCAACACGGGTCGATTCATCTACCGCAATGGGCTTCTCCGTAGGCTTAAGGGATGGGGCAAGGACCCCCTTGCCGCAGCAATGGCACTCGCAGAACTCTGCGGGCCTGTTCAGTTCAGCCATTGGGACCCCCAGACGGGTAAGGCCAGGGGTAAGCCCAAGGCGTCCGCTTGGATTCAGATCGCGGCTGTGTCCCAGGACCAGACTCGAAACACGTTTACCCTGTTTCCGGCCATGACATCCAGGACCCTGAAGGAAGATTTCGGGCTTGAGGTCCACAAGACCATCATTTACTCGCGTGCGGGTGGAATGATCGAGTCCGTAACGTCTTCCCCCCTCGCTCTTGAGGGCAAGCGTCCTACGTTCGTGATCAAGAATGAGACCCAGTGGTGGATCGAATCCAACCAGGGTCTTGAGATGGCCAACATCATCCGAGGCAACGTGACCAAGGGTGCTTACGCCTCCTGTCGTTCTCTCTCGATCTGCAACGCTCACCGTCCTGGTGAGGAATCCGACGCAGAACGAGACTGGGACGCGTGGCAGGCTGTTCAGTCCGGAGAGGCTTCTGACAACGGATTCCTTTACGATGCACTGGAAGCACCCGCAGACACGCCTGTGGGCGAGATCGCAGACCTGATCGAGGACCCTGAGGCGTACGCAGCAGCGGTTGACAAGCTTCGAGAAGGCCTGGAGATCTGCAAGGGTGACGCAGACTGGCTGGACACGGAAACGATCGTACAGTCCATCCTGGACATCCGAGAAGATGTCACGGAATCGCGTCGTAAGTTCTTGAACCAGATCAACGCCGCCGAAGACGCTTGGGTTTCTCCACGTGAGTGGGACAAGTGCATGTCGGTTGACGTTCGCAGGCTTGAGCCTGGAGACCGTATCACCATGGGATTCGATGGTAGTAAGTCCTCGGACTGGACGGCCCTTGTGGCTTGCCGAGTCGAAGACGCTGCTGTGTTCCCCATCAAGATCTGGAACCCGGAGAAGTATGGTGGTGAGGTTCCTCGTGAAGACGTGAACAACACGGTTGACTGGGCATTCGCTCAGTATGACGTGGTTGCGTTCAGGTCCGACGTCAAGGAGTTCGAATCGTATGTGGATGCGTGGGGAGCCAAGTACGGCAAGAAGCTGAAGCACAAGGCTACAGCCAAGCACCCAATCGCATACGACATGCGTTCCAACATCAAGAACTTCACCCTCGACTGCGAGCGCTTTCAGGACGCGGTCATGGAACGAGAAGTAACGCACAACGGCGACGTAGCACTACGACGCCACGTATTGAACGCCATCCGGCGTCCAAACAACTTTGGCATCTCCATCAGCAAGGCTACCAAGGACAGCTCCCGCAAGATCGACGCTGCTGTTTGTGCCGTTCTTGCTTTTGGGGCTCGACAGGAGTTCCTGATGGGTAAGCACAACAAGAAGAAGGGGGTGGCAATCCTAAGGTGAGCGAATACGATAAGACAGTAGACGACTTGATCAACGCACTCAACGGCCGTAAGGGCAAGTTGAAGGAGAATCAGGCCTACTACGAGTCGGAATACCGTCTCAAGGCCCTGGGACTGAGCACCCCACCAGAGCTACGTCATATGACAGCCGCTATTGGCTGGCCTCGTATGTACTTGGACAGTCTCGAAGAGAGGCTGGACCTGGAAGATTTCCGCAATGCCGACCAGGCAGAGGTAGACGAACGTCTCCGCTCGTGGTGGCAGGCAAACTTCCTGGACGCCGAGTCGGGACTGGGCCACCTTGAGGCAATGATTCATGGCGTTTCCTACATCACGGTCGCGGCCCCTGCTGAAGACGATGACAACCCGGACATCCCGATTATCCGCGTGGAGTCCCCGTTCAATTTCATCGCGAAGCAGGACAAGCGCACCAAGAAGCTGACCGAAGCACTGAGGCTCTACAAGCACCCCACGATTCCCAAGGAAGACATGGCGACGCTGCTCCTGCCCGACAGGACGGTATATCTCGCCCGTGGTGGTCCGTTTGCTCAGTGGAAGGTCGATGAGACTATCCAGCACGACTTGGGACGGGTACTTGCTGCCCAACTCCTGAACCGGGAACGCCTCACAGAGGCTTACGGCAAGTCTGAGATCACCCTGGAGCTTCGTTCGGCAACGGATGCTGCTTCCCGGATCATGATGAACCTTCAGACTGCTTCCGAGCTGATGGCAATTCCTCAGCGTGTGCTGTTTGGTATTGATCGTGACGAGCTACCTACCGACCCTGAAAATCCCGGCGCTGCGATGGAAGCCTACATGGCCCGCATCCTGGCGTTCGAGAACGAAAACGGCAAGGGTATGCAATTTTCTGCTGCGGATCTGCGGAACTTTACCGAGTCCCTCCAGGAACTTGCCAAGCAGGTAGCCTCGTACACGGGTCTTCCACCTCAGTATCTCTCGTTCTCATCCGAGAACCCCGCAAGTGCCGAAGCCATCAAGTCGGCCGAATCGCGACTGGTAAAGAAGACCGAACGCAAGGCCCGTATGTTCGGGCAGGCATGGGAAGATGTCATGCGTCTCGGGATGCTGGTCATGGATGGTGAAATCCCCAAGGATGCTTACCAGCTCGAATCGGTATGGCGTGATCCTTCCACTCCAACGTTCGCGGCCAAGTCCGATGGCGTTGTGAAGCTTCAGCAGGCTGGAATCATTCCAGTGGAGCAGGCACGTATCGAAATGGGTTACTCGGATGTCCAGCGCAAGCAGATGCGTGAGTGGGACAAGGATGATCCGGTAGCACAGATGAATGCCCTACTGCTTGATGGTACTGCGAAGACCAATGAGCAGATTGGCAAGGTTGATCCTAATGCTGCTAACGGAACTTCACAGAAGGCAACGTAGCATTTCGGCCCGTGTAATGCGGGTCGTCTTGCAGGTACTACTCCCGTTTCTGGCGATCCCCCTCACTTCGCAGGTGTGGGGGGATATCATCCGGAGCATTTTCCCGCTTGTCTATGAGGCACGCTCGGAAAGCGCCAAGCTGGCGAGGGAGTACTACGACACCCAGCGTGTGAAGCATGTCGATGAGGACGACCGATTCGACATTGACCTTCCACCATACGAATACGACTGGTTCTACGAAGCGATGCTTCCGGCCAAGAAGTCGTTTCAGCTCATTGATACCAGCACGGGTCAGGCTATCCAGGCAGGTTTCAGGGCGATCAAGGAAGTGGAGAACGGTGGTCGCAGGACCATCCGTAATGCTGTCGACCGTGACAGCTCCGCAGTGGGTTGGGCTCGGGTAGCTACCGGGCGCGAAACCTGTGGCTTCTGCTTGATGCTTGTGTCACGAGGTCCGGTCTACCAGTCCGCAGAGTCGGCTGGTCTAAACGCGGACGACACAACCGCCCTGGAGATTCTGGATGAGAATGACACGGAAGCGTTCAACGAGCTGATGACAAGGTTCCACCCCAACTGTGACTGCAAGGTAGTTCCAGTCTTTGACAGGAATGACTGGCAAGGACGAGACGATTACCTAGCCGCACAGGAAACGTGGAAGCAAGTCACGAAGGGCCTCTCCGGGCGGGATGCTCTCAACGCGTTCCGCCGGGCTATCGAGGATCACCACGTAGACCCACAAGAGTTTGCAGTAGTCAAATAGGTCAGCCCGGTGCTGATCTTCCTTTACATGCCCAGGAGGCATTCAATGTCCGACGACAACCAGTCCGCCACGAACACCACCGGCACGCAGAACACTGATGCGCTACCGGATTGGGCTCGTCGGGCTATTTCCGATGCTAACGCCGAAGCGGCCAAGTACCGCCTGAAGGCTCAGACCGCTGCTGAAGAGGCAAAGGCTGAGACCAAGAAGGCCTACGATGACCAGCTACGGGCTCTAGCTTCCGAGAAGACTTCCATTTCGGAAGAGCGTGACAAGGCAAACATTGGGCTCACCAAGCTCAAGGTAGCCATTGCGGCTGAAGTTCCAGGTGAACAGGCCGTGGTATTTGCAGATTTGCTCAAGGGCAACACCGAGGACGAGCTGAAGGCCCATGCCGACCAGCTCAAGTCGATGTTTGGCACTCCTGCCGGAAGGCAGCGTGCAACCGACAAGTCCCAGGGTGCGGGTGGCAACGCAAGTGGCGTGAAGACCCCTGCCGAGCTGTTTGCTGACATGGTCCAAAGCAACCTCAAGAAGTAAGGAATGCCACAATGGCAATGATCAACGAACTCGCGCCGAATACCACCGATCGGCACCAGGGCCGTCTGGCGTATGTACCAGACGACCTCCTGCCTCCGGAGATCGTAGGCGCTATTTTCGAGCAGGCTCAGGAGACCTCTCTTGTCCTGCGTCTGGGTGAGCGTATCCCCGTCTCGTACGGTGAGACCGTTATCCCGGTTCAGACGAAGCGTCCCGAGGTTGGCCAGGTAGGTACTGGTACTTCGAACGCTCAGCGTGAAGGTGGTTTGAAGCCACTGTCGGGTGTCCAGTGGGACACGCAGTCGTTCAGCCCAATCAAGCTGGCCACGATTGTCACCGTGTCTGAGGAGTTTGCTCGTACGAACCCACAGGGTTTCTACAGCAAGATCCAGTCCGACATGGCTCTGGCAATCGGTCGTGGTATCGACCTCGCGGTCTTCCACGGTAAGCAGCCTCTGACGGGTGGTGCCCTCGCGGGTATCACGTCCACCAACGTGCTGAACAACACCACCAACGTGGTCAACCTGGACACCGTTCCAGGCCCAGGCAATCTCTACGACGAGCTGATCGCGGGCTACGAGATGATTGACCCTGAGACCGACTTCGATGGTTGGGCGGTTGACTCTCGCTTCCGTGCGCGCCTCATTCGTGAGGGTGCCGAGCGCGACGCCAACGGCAACCTGGTCAATCCGGCTGGGATCAACTTCACGGCGACCCGAGGTAACATTCTCGGCTTCCCTGCGGAGTACGGTAAGGCTGTAAAGGGTGACCTGGGCGCGGCTACGGCTACGACGACCCAGATCATCGGCGGCGACTTCTCCCAGCTCCGTTGGGGTTTCGCTGACGAGGTCCGTATCAAGATCTCGGACACGGCCACGCTCACGGATGGTGTTAACAGCATCTCCATGTGGCAGACCAACCAGATTGCCCTTCTGATCGAGGTAACCTTCGGTTGGATCGTGGGTAACCTGGACGGCTTCGTGAAGTTCACGAACCCATCGGGTAGCTAATACGTAGGACACGGGTTCCGTCACAGGCAGACGGATTAAATGATATGGCACGTCAGCCCGTGTCCCACTCCAAGGAGTCCGCCAATGAAGGTCGCAGTATTTGTTCATTTCTACGTTCCTTTCCGCTGCGCGGGCTCGGAAACGATGCTTCACGCAATGGTGAAGGAACTCATCAGTGCGGGGCACGAAGTTCGCGTCTACGCAACGGTGTTGCCCGAAGCCCCTCCTCACTATGAGTACGAGGGCGTGGAAGTCATCGCCACCAATGTGATTTACGCCAGGCAGGACATGCTCTTGTGGAAGCCTGACGTGATCTTGTCCCACCATGACAATGTGGTGCGGGCCAAGCAGATTTCGGCCAAGCTACAGATTCCGTTCGTGTTCATCGCCCATAATGACCTGTCCGGTATTCACCGAACCCTGGATCTCGATCCGGATTTCGTTGTTTTCAACACGGAATGGCTTATGGCGAAGCTGAAGCGGCCGGGGATGAAGTACACCATCATCCACCCACCCGTATTCGCAGAGCAACACCGGACATCCCCAGGAAACAAGGTCACCTTGGTGAACCTCAATGAATTCAAGGGCTCCGGGATTCTGTACCAACTCGCCCGGCGTATGCCGGACGTGGAGTTCTTGGCTGTAGAAGGTGCTCACGGGACTCAGATCATGCCCCCTGAGGATCTGACGAACGTGGAGTTCGTCAAGCAGTCCGACGACATGAAGAACAACGTGTGGGCCAAGACCCGCATCCTCTTGATGCCATCGGAATACGAATCTTATGGCATGGCAGGTGTTGAAGCTCTGGCTTCCGGCATCCCTGTCATCGCGCATCCAACCCCAGGACTCAAGGAGTCCCAGGGTGTGTTCGGTCTCTTCGTGGACCGAGCCGACATCGACACATACGAATCCGAGATCCGACGTCTCCTCAACCCCAAGGAGTGGGAAGCAGCTTCAGTGCTAGCCCGTAAGAGGTCGGCAGAACTAGACCCCAAGCCAGAAATGGTCAAGTGGGTCTCCGAACTTGAAAGGCTGGTCCATGGTACTGATGAAGACTGATGCTGGGATCGTCGTAGAGGCCTCTGAGAGGTCTGCTGAGCGACTTTCCTCCTACTTCGGGTGGAAGCGTGTCCCCGACGAGCCCATGCCCGTAGAAGACGTCTCAGAGCCCGTTGTTGCCAAGCGCAAGCCGGGCCGACCCAAGAAGGTTGTCAATGACTAAGAGTGCCCCGATCACTGGATACCGCGATCTGTCCCCGGACGAGATCGATCTGACCAACGAACTGAAGGAACTAGCGATTCAGGTTGGTGAGAAGGTAGACCAGGTATTCGCCCGTGAGGCGACCGACAAGCGTTGGGCAGCCATCGCGCGTACCGACCTCCAGACCGGTTTCATGGCGCTGATCCGTTCCGTGCTGAAGCCAACCACGTTCTAAGGAGCCCCAGTGGCATACGCGAGTGTTCAAGACGTAGTAGACAGGCTCGGTAGGCCACTGGAAGCCGGGGAGACCACGGTAGTTCAGACCCGTCTCAACGACGTGGAACTCCTCATCCGAAGCCGTATTCCAGATCTGGATGCCCGTGTGGCAGACGGAAGTCTGGATGTCGAAGTAGTCATCATGGTTGAGGCAGAAGCGATTCTGCGTCTCATCCGAAACCCGGAGGGTTATACCGCTGAAACAGACGGAAACTACTCCTACCAGATCAGCGTCAAGGTCGCGTCTGGGCGGATCGATATTCTGGCATCCGAATGGGCTCTTCTCGGAGTTCGTGCGGGGGCTTATGTCATCCGCCCCTACATCGGTCCTTATCCAGGACGCTGTTATCCCCCATATCCATGGGAAGACATTGGGAGCTGGCCCACGTGAGCCTACTAGACACGGGTCGAGAGACCGTAATCATCTTTCAAGAGATCGAAACCACGGACGCAGATGGCAACACCATTACGCGGGCAGGACCGACCGGGGTTTCGACCATCGCCGCAGTGCAGCTAGCCGCGCAGTCCGGCACGTCCGCAAGGCGTGCCGAACAGGACAACGAAGGTTTCGAATCCGAACAGGTATATCGTCTCAGGCTACCTCGCTCCTGGACAGAAGACCTGGGGGCTCAGGCCCAAGTTGAGTGGCTAGGCGTGCGATGGTCTGTGATTGGTAAGCCTCGTAGGTACAACGGCTCCAACAACACGGCTCATACAGACTACATCATCAGGCGCAACTAATGCCCACCTTGAGGCTGATCGGCCAAAGGGCGATGAACAAGGTGATCTCGCAGCAGCCCGAAGTCCTTCGGGCTGTGAAGTCCCATGCCAATCGGCTGGGTCGAATTGCGCATAGCGCCTTGGCAGGGCATTACAACACAGGTGATCACAAGATCGAGATCAAGAAGAACATGTCCGTGAAATACGGCTTTCTGGATTACGAGATCTCCTTGGTTGGGTCGGCCCCTATGAGTGTTGAGTTTGGTCACCGCAATCACCGTGGTGGCGGGTACGTGCATGGGCTGTACATCCTGTCCAGGCTTCTGTAGGAGGTGGAACATGGCGGTAACGCCAAAGATGCCCCGTGTTCAGGCAGTTGTTCTGCCTCTTCTCCGGGCAAGGCTAGACCCGTCCGTGACGATCGGTTCCTGGATGGCAGACGTTGACCATGGCCGTGAGTGGCCTGTCATCAACGTGCGCCGTCTTGGTGGTCTCCCAGTAGATCCCCAGAGGCTTGACAAGCCCGTTATCGAACTGACCGCGTATTCGGACGTGGGTTTGGTGGAGACAGAAGATCTGTATCTCCAGGCCCGTGAAGTCCTCTATGAGGCGTGGCTCAATCAGACCACGACAACTGCTGGTTACATCCATTCGTACTTCGAGACGTTTGGACCTTCCCAGTTCGACAGCCCTTACGACGACACCTGGCGTATTCAGGGCCTTATTCAGTTGGGACTCCGTCCCGCACGAGAAGATTAGGAGTATGCCAGAATGGCAGAAAATGATGTCGCCGTAATTACACCGGCAAGGGGGTACATTCTACTCGCCCCTGTCGGTACGGCCCGACCAACGCCTGGTGCTATCGACTCGTTCGATCCCGCCACCGGGCTTTCCCCGTGGGTTTCGCTGGGCCACACGGCTCGGGACGAACTCCCGGTATTCGGCTTTGATGGTGGTGACACGGAAGTAAAGGGCACGTGGCAGAACGCGGCTCTCCGTGAGGTTGTTACCGAGGTATCCTCGGACTACGTGACCTTCAACGCCCACCAGTTCGATGAGACGGTTCTTGGCCTGTACTACTCGGTTGCGAGTGGTGGTTCTACCGAGGGTGTGTTCGAGGTGCAGTCTGCCCCGCTTACGCCTACCGAGAGTGCCATTCTGATCGTGATCATCGATGGTACGACCAACATCGCAATGTGGGCTCCAAAGGTAGCGATTCGTCGTGAAGATGCGATGGAGCTGGCTATCGACGAGTTTGCTTACATGCCACTTCGTGCGACGTTCCTCAAGAACTCGACCGATCCGCTGCTGGCATGGGTGTCCACCGACACCGGGGTTAACCACTCGTAATTAGGTTAGGGGGAGCACGGTTCCTGGCGGACCCGCCGTGCTCCCCTTTTTTCTCTGGGTCCACCACCAACTTGAAGGGTTCGCCATGACTAACGCATTTACGCTTGATGACCTGAACGCCGCGATTGAGACCAAGTACGCCCCATTCTACTTCCGAGCCGGTGATGAGACCTTCGTTCTCCGCCAGGTGCTTCGCCTGGACAAGTCCGAGCGACTGACCGTGAACAACGAGCTTAAGGAACTGGAAGGCGTTACCGAGGCCAACATGGATGAGGACAAGATCCTTGCCATCGTGGAGAGGGTACTGTCCACCGTAACCGACAACGGTAAGGGTGACGCTCTTGTAGAGCTGCTGGGCCACGACCTGGTCCGTGTACAGACTCTCATGGAGAAGTGGATTGAGGTGACCTCTCCGGGGGAAGCCTCGCCCTCGCCCGCCTAATTGACACGGCCGGTGAGGCTATCCTTGCAGACTTCCAGCAAGAGTATGGTCTCAACATCGTAGAACTGATGAAGGACGGGTCTGGATACAGTCCGTCCACCATACTCGTTCTCATCAATCAACTCCCCCTGGCGTCTAGGACCGTTGCCGCTCTTCGGGGTGGTGAACAATTCATTGGCTGGGACGTGGACAGGTACTTCCTGGCTACCCTCATCGACTCGGTTCAGCAGGTTGCGTATGTGACCGCAGCGGCCAACTCCAAGAGGAAGCCAAAGGCTCCTAAGCCTACCCCCAGGCCTAACCGAGTCCAGAAGAGCGCTTCTCAGAACAACCCGTTCCGACAGCGCCTAGCCGCAGCCAAGAAGGCTAAGGGAGGATAGTACATGAGCAGCCCTGGCGGCTCTACCATTGGTCGCGTGTCCGTCAAGGTTGTCCCGGATACGTCGAAGTTCAAGCAGGAACTCCTAGCTCAGCTCAAGAAGATCCAGAAGGATCTGAAGATTGAGATCCCGGTCGACTTCGATACCAAGCGTGCGAATGCACAGCTTGCACTTCTGAAGAAGAAGATTGACGCCCTGGACAAGAGCGTCAAGATCGACGTGGACTCTTCGGGTGATCTCAGTAAGAAGCTGAGCAAGATCGGGGATTCTGCTAACTCTGCGGGGCAGGGCTTTTCGAACATGAGTCGGTATGCCCTCATCGGTATTGCCGTACTCGTACTGCTTGCCCCCGCACTCGCTCTGATCGCAACACTGCTGGCCGGATTGCCATCACTGGTATTCCTGCTTGGTGCCGCATTCGCGGCCGTGGCCTTGGGTATGGATGGTATCTCCAAGGCAGCCGCAGTATTCGGACCATCCATTGAACGACTGAAGTCGTCTCTGTCGGCTACGTTTGAACAGGGATTGACTCCGGTCTTCCAGCAGCTCAATACGATCTTCCCAGTCCTGGAAACGGGACTGAACCGTGTGGCTGAGGGTCTTATCAGCGTAGCCCAGGGGTTCACCAACGTGGTGACCTCGGCTGAGGGTATGACCCAGATCGAAACGTTCCTGGCGAACACCGGGAAGTTCTTCGAACAGATCAGGCCCGGCATTGAATCGTTCACCCGCATCCTGCTGACCCTCGCAAGCGAAGGTTCCAAGCTGTTTGGTGAGCTGGGCAATGTCATCAACGAGTTCACAAACTCGTTCGAACAGATGATCAATTCGGCGGTCGCCTCCGGCACCTTCGAAAAGGCCATCAAGGGCTTGGCAGACGTCACGGGTACCCTGCTTGATGTGTTCACCGATCTGTTTGGTGCTGGCCTCCAGGCCATGACCATCCTTGGTGGGCCTATCTCGAACCTGCTCCAGGGTTTCGGAGATGCACTGGTAGCCCTGATGCCTGCTCTCACGATTCTGTCCGAGGTAATCTTCAACCTGTTGGGTAATGCCCTCAAGGCACTTGTCCCGATCATCGATGCGTTGATGCCTGCGTTTACGCAGTTGGCTGAAGTGTTCTTCCAGTTGGTGGATGGAGCCCTAACGGCTCTGGCACCATTGCTGACCATCGTGGCTCAGGTCATCGGTGACGTACTCCTGAAGGTGCTGACCGCACTACAGCCTCTCCTGCCACCTTTGCTGGCTGCCTTCGGGCAGTTGGCTACGGTGATCGGTGAGGCTCTGCTTCAGGCGATTACGTTGCTGATGCCGTTCTTCGATCAGCTCGTCAAGTTCGTTGTTGATTTGCTGGCCGCACTCATGCCGCTACTCCCACCATTGATCGAACTCGCAACGGTCATCTTTGCTGCTCTCATCGACATTCTCATCCAGTTGATGCCGGAGCTGATGAAGATTGCCACCGAGGTCTTCCCACTGGTGATCGATGTGGTCAAGCAGTTGGTACCACCACTGATTGACGTGATCGGAAAGCTGATCGAGTTCATCCCACCTTTGATGGACATCGTGTCCTGGATCATCGACAAGACGCTACCCGCGTTCCAGTCGTTCCTGGACATCGTGAAGTCCGTAATGGGTCCTATCCAGGACATCATTAGTGGTGTGATCGAGTACATCGGCGGTGTCATTGATACGTTCATTGGTCTGATCACAGGCGACTGGGATCGATTCTGGAGCGGTATCAAGAGCATGGCCAAGGGTGCACTTGACATCCTGCTGGGCGTTATCGAAGGCGCACTGAAGTTGGTTGTGGAGTTCTTCATCGGACTCCCAGTACGAATCCTGAGTGTGTTCGGCGATACGGGTAGGATTCTATCGGAGTCCGGTCGTAAGCTGGTGCAGGGCTTCATTGATGGTATCGGGTCCATGATCCAAAAGGTCAAGGACAAGGCTGCCAGTGTGGTTCAGGCCGTACGAGACTTCTTCCCGTTCTCCCCCGCCAAGGTTGGTCCGTTCTCCGGAACGGGGTACACCACCTATTCGGGTAGGGCACTGATGGAAGACTGGGCAAAGGGAATGGAACAGGGAGCCCCACGGGCTCTGGCTGCTATCTCCGATGTCATGGGCCAGACTCAGTCCGCCATGGATATCGAAGCCGCGGTAACGTCTGAGGGCTTTGGTTCGATTGGTGACAAGGTTGCTACCGCACTTGAGGGTTGGTCGGTTGAGCTAGACGCGAACGGCATGACCCGAATGGTAAATAGGACAAACCGAAGGAATGAGAGGCGTTAATGGTTGCTTGGCTTTTGGGTCCACCGGGTGACCTCCGTGAACTGGTGACCCCGGAAACGGGGATCAACATCACCGAGGTTCGATACGGGGGCATTCACCAGGGACTCAACGGCGCGAGGACCATGGACGTCACGGGTGTGAAGACCACCGTGGAACTGACGATGACCTACCTCGACGAGGCAGACTATCGTTGGCTCCAGGCTCTTCACACCCGGCACATTCCGGGGCCTCACCGCCTTGTGAATCCGCTTCGTAAGAACAAGATGACGATTTACGCGGCATCCTGCAATCCTGAACCCATGCAAAACCGTGGGTTTTATGTAGATGCTGGGGTTGTCGATTATGTGGCCGATTGGCCTACAGCAGCAGGGCCGGGCTGGCAGTCGACACGGTGGTATAACCGTGCGGGCACGTCAACGGCACGCTGGGATGCGGACAAGAAGTTCGTATGTACTGCGGGCACGCCAGTGACAGCATCGGTTTACCTCAAGGGTAACTCGGCTTTCACGATGACATTGGCCTACGACTGGTTCGACAAGTATGGGGTTTACCTATCTTCCAGCACTGGGAGTGCTTCCGTGACTACGTCGTGGGTCAGGTTCCCTCTTACGGCGACTCCACCAGCCAATGCGGCTCTGGGGTACTTCGCCATGTACTCCACTTCCACTGTTGAGGTCCGTGTTGCGGCTTCTCAGGTGGAAATTGGATCTTCTGCTACCCCATGGGACCAGGGTGGTGGAGATTTGCTGGTATTGGTTGACCAAATGCCGGCTTCCTCGCCTAGGTACCCACTAATGAATGCAACTATCGGACTATTGGAGGCATAGAAGTGCAGACGCAAGGAGGTGCAGACGCCTACGCGGCTATTGTAAGCCCGGAACGACGCTTTGGCGTCCGTCTCCTGGTTGACTGGAACCGTAATGGGCTCTACAACCACGCAATGTCAGACATGTCTGCTTATGTCCAGTCCGCGAACACAGATGCGTCGTTGAAGGGCTCTCTTCCTACTGAACTCAGTACGGTTGAGGGCTCTTCTTCGGCCCAGCTCACCGCCGTGGTGGCCGGACAGCGCGACGGGATGTCTCTGGACGCTATTTTCAGCCCATATCGCTCGGGATCTCCGATCAGCGCGACCAACACCATCGGTGTGGAGATCAAGTACGAGCTTGGTCTGAAGACGGCTGTCGGAACCGTGTGGTATCCCCAGTTCATCGGCAATGTCCGACAGATTTCACCAAACCGGGGGACCGGGGAGGTCGAAATCACGGCATTGGACCGTGTGGAACAGCTTCGCAGGCCTGTAAACCTGCCTACCTGGGCCATTTTCGAGTACCACGCCGGATTCAACATCATCAAGGGTCAGTTGGCAGACGCCCAGTGGGTTATCGACCACGCTTTGAAGATGTGTAACGCTTCCACGACCAGGTATCGTCCTGCGACGCTGACCGAGAACAGTCTTCCGCAGGGTACGTCCACCAACCTCCAGCTTTGGATCTCCGGGGCTGGTTCTTGGATTCCCAACGTGGGTCAGGTCGACAACTGGAACGTACAGGAGTTCCCCAACACCGAAATCAATGGTGTGGAGATGTACGAGCAGAATGGCTGGACCCACACGGATTCCCCAGACCCCACGAACTACCCACAGGCTTTCAGGGCCTTGGTAGACGTCCAGGGTAACGTGAACACGTATTGGGGTGCTGAACGCAGCCGAATCAATGCCCTGGGTGCGCAAACCCTCGGGTTCACCCTGATCACACAGGGTACTGGTGCTGCTTACGTATTCAACTGCCCTGATCAGGTTGTCATGACCGTAAATCTGGGCGATGGGTACTACATCGAAGTGTGGATTGGTGCCGGACAGATCTGGTCCAGGTTCATTCGCCCCCTGACCGCGCTGGTTCAGATCACCGCCAAGGTGAACATCCCCAGTGGTGCTCAGGCACAGCGTGTCAACGTGTCCTGGGAGGCTTTTCACGCTTCCGGGGTCAAGGCATGGGTCAGGGTTGGTGCAAACCAGACTGGGTCTGACTACACCGTGGTTGGTGCTCCGATTCCATTCGTGGGATTGAATGACCCATACCAGGGTCAGGCACAGATCATCCGTAGGGTCGGTCTTCAGGACATCTTCTGGGCCGCCACGAACTTTGGTGGCACAAGCGGGCCAACGATCGCAGACCAGTGGGGCAACCGTACCCCGAAGTACGCGGCTACCGTCGACAAGGGTCTGATCAAGCAGTCGTTCTTCCCCCAGGTCCGTAACGTGGACGCATGGGATCTGATTTCGAACGTGGCTGAAGCCGAGTTTGGTTCTGTGTTTTGGGATGAGAACGGTAAGTTCAACTTCTGGAACATGGAACGTATGCAAATGCTACGTAACAAGCCAGTAAGGAACTTCTACCTCGATGATCTGAATTCACTGGGGTTCACCAACTCCCTGGATTCAGTGCGTAACGTGGTAAGCGTGGCCGGCACTTCAAGGGTGGCTTATGGCGACGCGTGTTTTGTGGCTGATGGTGTGGACCAGTTCTACATCGGACCGGGTGAGCGTCGCACATGGACGTTCGATGTTCCGGAAGCCCAGACTCCGTCTCCTGAGATCGTCACCAGGTACACCACGGACCCCTCACTGCCTTTCGGTATCCCTCTGTGGTACGACGATGTCCACCATGGGTATGTCGTGCAGTTCTACGTGAACAACACGTGGGTTGAGGACGAGGCATTCTTGTCGGGTGTCGATGTGTTCGCCTGGTTCGACGCACAGAACCGTCTGGTGATCCAGATCTACAACGGGTACAACGTGCCCGCCAGGTTCGCCACAGACGGCGGACAGGCTGCTCTGCACATCGGAGGTACCGCGACACGTTCCAGGCCGTCTACGGACAACACAACCCTGGATACGGCGTCCGTGACGAAGTACAACGCGCGCTCTCTGGCTCTGGGTGGGAACTGGGTAACCGAGACCTACAACGAGCTGGGCATCGTGACCCGTCTGATGACGGAGACGCTGGAACCAGTGCCTCTGGCAGACACCATCACCATTCCGGGAGACCCCCGGCTACAGCGCGGAGACACCATCGAGATCCGAGATCGTTCGGGTCTGGGTGAGAGGTTTGCCGCACAGATTTACGGCATCAACAGGACGTTCAGTGTCGAAGCCGGTCTTGTTGAAGTCCTTACCGTTCAGTTGACTCGTGTAACCGGCGGTCTCTGGGATGACACCCAGTACGGCCTCTGGGATACCAACCTTGTTTGGGGTTACTAATGGCTTTTGTTGCAATGGCACCTGCTGTAACAGGTCAGGTAGCCTCTTCGTCCGAGTACAATAAGGTTGTCTCCAACGTAGTCGACCTTGACGCTCGAATGAATGCGGTTGTGGGTAATACGGCCTACTGCCACATTTACCAGAACGCTGCGGGAACGCAGACTATCTCCAACCTTACGCCTGTGGCGGTGACCTTCAATGCGGAGGTCATCGACCCACAGAACATGCACTCCACCGTGACCAACATCAGTAGGGTTACGCCGGTAACGGCTGGCCGATACAGGTTGACCGGTGGCGTGTGTGTTCCGGCCGCAGGCACGGGCTCGGTGATCTCCCAGTTCCGAAAGAACGGGGCTGTTGTTCTGGGGTCCGCTACGTACCAGGAGAAGGCGCTGTATACCTCCTCCTTCATCGCCCTGACCGCAGTGTGCCAGGCGACGTTGATTGCTAATGGTTCTACGGACTACTTCGAGATGTGGACCAACCAGAACTCTGGTGGTTCTATCGCTACGTTCTCCAATGCCACCGACCAGCACAGCTTCATGATCGTGGAGTACATCGGGGCAACCTAAGGGGAACTTATGGCAGAATCAGGAGATGTCACCGTGCATTCCATCGGTATGACAGAACTGTATACCGAGATAAGGTCACTAGGTGACAAGTTCTCGGATTACATCAACAGACACGACGTGGAGTCATCCACGCATGGTCACCAGATCACGGATCTCAGGGCAGACCTCACGGTCCTTGAGACAAAGTTCGAAGCTGAACAACTTCGTCGGTCTCTGGCCTCGAAGCAGGCGTTCTGGGCAATTTTGACCTCCCTCGTGTTTCCGGTCATTGTTGCCCTGACGTTGCTCATCATGACCAACAAGTAGGAAGAAGGAAATTATGTGGACCGCGACCTATTGGAAGAAGCTAGCCGAAGAGACCGTACAGGGTTTCGCGGGTGGTGTTCTGAGTGTTACGGGGCTGGATGTTCTCGATGTCCTTAACCTGGATTTCAAGGCTGCACTGGGCGTAGGCCTGGGTGGCGCAGTCCTGGTTGTCCTGAAGGGCCTGGCCCTGAAGAACGTCGGTGCTCCCCAGAGCCCGTCGGTAGTAAGCTAAGCAACGCAAAAAAGCCCCCACCTCGATGAGGTGGGGGCTTTTCTTGTTTTGTGCTAGTCGATGTAGAAGTCGCCGTTCAGGACGTCAATGTAGTCGTCAAGGTCCAGGTCGCTTGCGCGATCCTCTTCGTCGATTGGATCAATCATCGTCATCGTCTCCTGTGTCCGGTGGTTTGCTGTAGGGAGAGTAGAAGTACCGTTCTCCACCACAGTCAGAGCAGATGTAGTCACCTTGGAGCCCCGATCCATTACAACCGGGGCACGGGTGCATCGGCATTAGTCGTCCTCTTCTGGGTCCTTGTTCTCAGCTTCGATCATCTCGTCGTAAAGTCGGTCCAGCTCCTCATCGGAGAACTCACCTTCGCCGTTTCCCTTGCCCTTACCCATGTTCTTCCTCCAACTCGTCGAATATCTGGTCCAGTGTTTCATCTGCTGAGCGTTGCTCGCAGTCTCTACACACTACTAGTCTTCGTCCTCATCAGTTCTGGGCCATACGGGGTCAATCTCGTCCAGGAGTTCCAGGAACTCCAAGTCATCGGTGTGGTACGACATCAGTCGTCCTCATCCCAAATGTAGTCGTCGGCTTGGTCACCCAAGACCTCTCGGATCTGCTCCTGCTCTTCCTTGGTGAGCGGGTTACCGTTCGGGTCAGTCATCAGTCCTCCCCAATGATGAAACCAAGGTCCTGACCCTCAAGGGTCGCTTGGATGTCTTCGATATCCGTCTCGGTGAGCCTCTTCTCAGCCATGCGTACAACCTCCAGTGCCCTTGATCTTACCGCACGTGTAACACCAACTTGAAATCATTTGTCTCCCCATGTTCTTCCGGTACAGGTCTCCGGGCAGGAGGCCGCATCGCGGCCCCCGCACCGGTCACACACCCATTCACTCACTTGGATAGGATGTCCGAGATGAACACCTCGGTTCCACCAACCCGCCCGTAAGGCGGGAAGCGGAAGATCCTGATATCGGCAGTCTCGGGTTCGGACTGACCATTGATCCAAGACCTGAGGTCGTACTTCTTCTGGAACACCAACTCCGGGATTGGGTTGCCTTCTCTCATGACGACCCAGGTGTAAGTGTTGTCAGGCATTGCGCTTCCTCATTTCCTCTTGTTCCCAGTGCCAACAAGCAACACAGGTGTCGGTCTTCCTGTTGTCTTCTGGGTCTGTTGCTAGTAGGTCGATGTGAAACCAGTAAAGACAGATCGAACACATCGCCCCGTCTTTAGTGGGCTGAGGCCACGGGCTCATGTCACCATCCTTAGGCCTGGAGCATGATGCACGTCCTCACGTGTGCATCCATTGCCTTCTCCACAACCGATGTGTTGTCGTTTGTCACGCTGTAGCCACATACACAAGTCCATGTCATTGTCTAAATCTCCTTAATGAGCCCTGGACATATGGGAATCCACAATTCGTGCGAACAGCTCGGCATCATCACAGTCAACGCTGAATCCACACGTAAAACAGGTCCAACTCACTTGCCTACACACCTATCTTTCAGTTCTGGTTCGATCTGGACGCCACCTTCTCGGTAGCTGAAACTGGCGACGAAGAAGTCACCATTACGACAGTAGGTTCGGACCTTCACCAGTCCGTACTCTTCCATGTAGAACTCGTGGGTGTCCAGAGTAGTGATTGCTGGGGCTGAGGACGCCCCTGCGGGCTCAGAACCCACACTGCCACACCCAACTAGGGTCATAGCCATTACGAGCGCCAGAGACGCTCTCAGAGCCTTCTTCATTCGACCACACCTGCCTTTGCTGCTGAGGAAACCAGGACATCGAACAGCAGATCTTGAACCCTGCCGATTTTCGTGCAGACATACACCGTGATGGGCCTACCAAACAGGTCGGTGTTGACCCTGTAGTAAGTGAACTCGTCATAACCAAGGTTGTCCACGGCATCCCATCGCCCGTGCAACCTAACGTCAATGGGCCGCAGCTTGGCGTGGACGTAGGTGTGCCCTGGGTTTTCCAGGAAGACCAACTTGCCATGAAGAGGCCCACCCGCATGGAGATAAGCCTTAGCCGCCATTGTTATCGACCCACAGACTGTCCAAGTATTCGTAAGCCTTCTTGGTCCACCTCGCATCAGACAACGCGTGGTGGTGCACCTCGTCCTGGATCGGGAGAGTCGTGACTCCCATGGTCTTGGCAACCTGCTTGACATCCATGGTGTACCACGGGATGCCCTTTGGCATGTTGACCATACGCCCGAACAGCTGGGCCAGCACGACATGATCGTACGAGCTGAAGTAACCCCAGAGCTGATTGTCGAACTCCGTACCTTCCATCGTGATGAACTTGCGGATCTCTTCTGCCATAGCTGCCTTGGGCAGGCATTCATCATTGGTGAGATGGGGACGAACGTTCTCCCACAGCCAATGGTCTACCGGAACAGTGTTCCAGTCGAAATCGGAGTTCTCCAGGTAAAGCTCTCGACCATCTTCGGCGACGATGCCGAAGGAGATCAGATGGATACGCTCTCCGTCTTCGTAAAACTCGGTGTCATACCAGTACTTCACGTTCCTCCTTCAGTTCGGGATGGGACGCCGCAAAAGCGTCCACCAACCAACCAGCTTCCTTGGACTCTCGGAAGGTTGGGTTATGTGACCCATCCATGTAGACAGAATCACCGCACCTAGCCTTGGCTTGAAGCACAGCGATCTCTCTTGCTAGCTCAAGCAGTGTCATCGGAACTTCTTCGTGCCATGCCCGTTAGGACACTTTCCTACACCCTTGAACGCCCCGCAAACAGGGCAATCGTACAAGTGCTTCATCATTCTTCGTCTTCCTGATTGGCCGGGTTCTTGTCGCACTTGTCGGCGTGGGTGTGAATCCACGCTTCGGGGAAGTAACTTCCACAGTGCCAGCACTTCTCCTGGCCTGAGGTGTTGAAGTCACCCACTACGTTTCGAACCATGCTAGTTCACCGCGCTCAGTACCAGCACCAAAATCAGGATGCCCAGGATTATCAGCACGGTTGGCTTATTCGTCAACATCTTCTTTGCCCCTCTTGTTGTAATGCTTGTACAGGCCGTACAAGTTGATGGAGGTGTAAAGGGCAACCGAGAACCAGAAGCCACCCTGCTTGGAAACCCAAGCGTAAGCAGCCCACAGTACTTGGTTGCCCAATCCCACCCACGCACCCGCAGCTATCTTCCCGCTCATGATGAGCAAGACACCCAAGGCCCCCACGAGCGACAGAACGTAGCTCCAATAGGTGGGTAACATGACTCCCTTACACGTAGTCCCAGTAGTCCACGGACAGTTCTCGGAGTTGGTAGCTCTTCACGATGTTCTCGATGATGTCGTTCTGCTCATCGTATTCCATCTCCGCAAACCCAGCCGGAAGGGTGAGGTCACCAACCCAGCTATCAGGCTTGTCGAAATAGATGACCAGTCGTTCTCGTTCTACGACGGCCACGAGATCTCCACTTCGACCTTGGCGGAACCCAGAAGCCTGAACACATGGTCCAGTTCCTTCTGATTCAGGTCCACACCAAAGAACTCATCGGCAAGTTCCCACACATCAGAGTCTTCGACTCCGGTCATCCTGGACTGCACGAGATGAGCCACGTACTCCTTCAGTTCGGACTCACGCAGCATGTCTCGCCCTTGGATCTGGACGACATTGTCGGACCCAACCGCAAACTGCACGTTGCCACCGCTGTTGATATTCACTGTGTTCATTGCATCCATTCTGGTAGTTTGACTATGCCCACAATCACCATGATGGTGAATACGATGAAGAACATCTCACCGTAGTTCATCAGTCACTCGATGGGACGTAGTTGTGTATCACGCCTAGAGCAGTCTGGAACTGGTTGGATTTCCTTCGTGCCTGTACCCGTAGGGTTACACGCCACCAAGGAATGTTCTTGATCTGATCGTTCATCCTGTTCCATTCAGACCAGATCCACGTGCTGACCGCGTAACTCTGACCGGACGTGGGAGGCTTCTGCCTAACCCGAGGCGGACCCAGCTCGTTGGTGAGAGCACGTTCCAGGTCCGCATCGGTCACAGCTGCCCCTTGTGGATGGAGTCGTTCTCCAGCAGGATCTTGTACTTCTGCTGAGTCTCCTTCTGCCACACGATGATGCCCTCAGCCTTGTTGGCGACAGTGAAGTCGCCCGCCGGACCATCAAAAGATTCGGGGACATACCGTGCTGCTCCAGAAACCTGACTACCAAACTGGCTCAGGTTCGTGAGCACAGTGGGAATCGTCATGAAGTCAGCCTGACCCTCGAAGAGGATCGGAACGAACTCCACAAGACCAGAGTTCTCGATTCGCTCCTTCTCTGCGTCGTTGAACTTCCACGGGGAGAAGTGCGCGAAGCGCTTGCCCTCGATACCCAGAGGGTTCTTCTGGATGCCCTCACCGAACCACTCACCGAAGTGGACACCGTAGCCCAGAACATCCGTAAGAGCACCAGCGTTGTCGTACGCCCACCTGGCGAAGCCGAAGTTGTCATCGTCAGGCGTGATGATCCGCTTGCGGGACTGGGTCGTGACCTTACCGTCCAGGATACGAATGGCCGCGTTCGTGCCATTGATCTTCTCGGCAATGGTCAGGTACTTGTGGAAGCGCGGAGTCGACGGCCACTTGATGAACCCGACCTCACCCATGTGCTTCGACTTACCCATGTAGCGGTCCCGCCACGCTTCGGTGTCGACCTGCCACTGCGGAGACTGGGTCTCCCAGACACCATCCGAGACATTGGAAAGGAGTTCCCAAGCCTCATGCACTGCGTTCGTCATTGTTATCCCTTTCAGGGGTTGATGTGAACTCGCTCAACGTGGACGTTTTCGAGGGACTCGAAGTAGCCCTTCCACGTGTAGGTGTAGATGTCGGGCTGACCTTCTACCTTGATCTCATTGCTGCCCCGGTAGTTGTTCTTGTAGTCGTCCTCGATCTTCCCCTTCACGATGGATGCGACAACCCCATCGTCGTACACACCCACAACGTGGGTTGCGCCGCTCTCATGCCCGAAGGTGTTGCCCGTGGAGTACTCCACAACAACGACCCACACGACCTGGTCTGCCTTGGGCTCGAAGGGGACCTCGACTTCATCCAAGCGGTAGCCAATTTCGCCGTCACGGGTGAGGTGCACGCTTGCACCGCTGTACTCCTTGGTGACGCGCCAATCGCCATAGGCCTCGCCATCCCAGTAGTCTTCCGTGGTGTACGACTTGACTCGAACCCAAACACTCTTCTCGTTCATCAGTTCTCCTTGTTCGCAAGCTTCTGGATACCCAGGGCAATCGCCTGGAGTGCGTGCATCTTGCCGATGTCCACCATGATGGTCATGACCTTTCCCATGGCATCTTCGGGGTTCTTGTCGTCAAGCTCCTTGCCGTAGTCATCCAGGTTCTCCCGGATCATCTCGGCAATCTCCGGGAACTTACCCGTGTAGTCTTCCAGCGTCACTACGGTGTCATTCATGTGTTTCTCCCTTAATTGCGATGGCTCGGAGGTACCAGAGTAGCGCCTCCTGAAAGTCTAGCTCGTTGCGGGCTAGCTGCCACGCTCTGTGGTTTCGTGTAGCTTCTTCTACCGTATCGTCCCAGCTCAGAAGTCTCAGATTAGGCACTGTTCCTCCTTTGGAAAGAGCCGGGGCCGAAGCCCCGGACTCTAATCGACGTCTCCGTACAAGCTGCCCCAAGACCTACGCCCAACCTCAGCGTCGGTATCAATGAAGACAACCCCTAGCTTTTCTGACATGTGTCGTGCAACTTCGTTGGCACCCCACTGCGCTCGATTAGTGGGCATGGACAACAGAAGTTCATCGTGAATCGGAAGGCGCATGTAGGGACCGAAGCCCGCACGGTATGCCCTCAGGATTCCCCGACACGTGATGTCCCTGGAGCTGGACTGGACCATGTAGTTCAAGGCGGAATAGGCACGGTCGGGATCGACCGGGAGGTGTCGACCAAAGTGGGTTACGATAAACCCATCGCGTTCAGCAATCTTGGCTAGCTTATCCGCGTATCGGGTTACACCGGGATACCGCTTGTCGAATGCCTCGACAACCTTCTTCGCTTGTACGAATGAGAGGCCAGTTTGTTCCGCAACAACCCTGGCACCACCACCAAACACACGTGCGAAGTTGGTGATCTTTCCTGCCTTGTACTCCTTGGTGTCCTTCTCCACGTGATCACCAAAAGCAGCCTTGGCGGTCATGAGGTGAAGGTTCCAGTCGTTGGCAAAGGCCTGAATCATCGTCTCGTCACCACTCAGGGCTGCCAGGACACGTAGTTCCTGCCCCTTGTAGTCCACGCTGACGAGCGAATGACCCTCTTCGGCTACGAAGCACTTCCGGATGGTGAAGTCAGACGCAGGGAGCGTCTGAGCCGGGATTCCCGTGATGGACATACGCCCAGTTCGAGCCTGGAGCGTGTTGATAGATGCGTGGCACCTACCTTCGTCGTCCATGTTGTTCAGGAACCCATCCACCCATGTGGTTCGCCACTTGAGCGCCTTCTTGGCGCGCTGTACCGCGATGGCAAACGGGTCGTTCTCCTTGACGAGCTTATCCAGGATCGTCTTGGACACCTGGAGCTTGCCGGTTGGAGTTCGATCCTTTAGCTTGACACCACGATGCAACAGCACCTCAGCAACCTGAGCCGTGGAGTTCACATTCTCGCAGCCGAAGCCACGTGCGATCTCCGTGTACTTCTCCTCTTCCTCGTGCAGTTCCATCGAGAGTTTCTGCGTGTACTCCAGATCAAGGAGGAAGCCCCCACGATCCATGTACGAGCAGACCTCTGCGATCTCGTGTTCGAAGCCCAGGAGTTGTGCCGACGACACAGGAATCAACTTGGCCTGAATACCAACAATCCGAGCCGGGAAGATGGTGTCCATCCCCGCATAGATGTTGTATTCCGGGTGGTCCAGGCTGATCTTCTCGAAGATTTTTGCCTTGGTGGTCTTGTGTTCCTTGGCCAACTTACTCATCAGACCCTTGACATTGTCTGCCAAGTCTGGGTCCAAGTACTGTCGAACCAGATCTTCCAGGGAGACACCAATCCCGCCCTTCTCAGGGGCACGGGGATCGATGAGCTTGGCCTGAATTTCTGTGTCGATGGCCTTGGGCCACAACTTCTCCATGGGAATACCCATACACCGGTTGATAACCTTGAAGTCGAACGACAAGTTCTTGCCGACGATCTTCTCCACTGCTATCAGTGTTTGAGCAACCACGGTCAGGTACGGATCACCTAGTTCAACCGGGATAACCCACGCTTCGTGCTGGTTACCGAACTGGACTAGGCGTAGCCGATACGATCTGGAGTAAATATCGAGCCCTGTGGTCTCCGTGTCAAACGCCAAGACCTTGATGTTCTTCCGAACAAATTCCTTAAACAGTTCCAGGTCTTCCGGAGATTCGACACGGTGAATCTTGACCGGATCACCCCTGACATGAAGTGTCCATGTTTGCATTCCGTTCCTGACTTCCTAGACGTAGTACCCTCTCCTGGCGATGAGATCGAGCATTTGTGCTCGATTTTGTACAGCCTCGTACTCCCGACACAGATCCAGGTTGTGTTGAGGCAGGACCCTGTGAGATCCATTGTGCCACAAACACCTCAAGGTGTAGGGAAGAGGAAGAACCTCGCCATAAAGCCGGTACAACACCATACGGAAGGCTGCGTCTTCACCTCCCCAACCCGAGAACCTTTCGTCAGACCCACCCGACTCCATGAAAGCGTCTCGGGTGAACCCGAGAACACCTGTCTGGAACGGCACCGAAAGCAGTGGGTCAATGGTCTGGGTAACCATCGGCATTCCCCGCATGATTTCCATGGATGCGTACTCGTTGAAGTACTCCGTGCGGTCATACAAGGGAATCCACTGCTGACCCCCTTCCGTCAATGCCCTGTAGGCATCGTCAATAGCGTCGACAGACGGGATACAGTCGGCCCCGAATTGCATGAGGACTGACTTGGTGGACAGCTTGAACGCACGGTTCAAAGCACGAGAACAGTTGAACGGTGCACCAGGATCATCAACCCCAACACAGAGTTCCACTCCAAGGTCTAGCCACTGCTGCTTGATGAACTCCCAGACTCGTTCTCTCTGGGGGTCACCTCCCCGCCAGGGGATAAGCACACTGATGTTTTCTCTCATGACACGCCCCTCTAAGAGGGGGACCCGAAGGTCCCCCTCCGGGTTGTTACCTGTTGAACTGCGGGCTGCACTGTCCAGGAGTGTTCTTCGGCGTTGGGCAGAAGTAACCACTCCACGCACGACCGGTGCCCTGGGAAACCCCAGACTTGAACACCATCTCACCGTGAGGGCAGGTCTTCACCTGACCACCAGGTGCCTGCGTGGCCGCCGTAGGCTGCCCTGAGGGAGCCGCAGGCGTCGTGGAAGCAGGCTTGGCTTCCCCGAACATACCGAAGTACTTCGAAGCCGCCTGAGCGCGCTCCAGGAGCGTCGCAAGCTCCTTGTCGTTGATCTGCTCCAGAGCATCAGCAACAGTCGCACCGTGGATCACAACCCAAGGCGCGTTGTAGCCAATGCCACCCTTGAGGGTGACCGTGACCTTGCCCTCCGAAGGAGGAACGACTACCAGCGGGTTGGTCTTGGTCACCACACCCGGCGTGGAGTCAATGTCCGCCTGAGCCTCATCCCCACCAGTGTCGTTCTGGTCAGGCTCGGTGTCAAAAGGGGCGGTCTCGAACGGGTCCACATTCTTCTTTACAGCCATTGTGCTTCATCCTTTGTTAGTTATGGTCAGCGGTTCCAGCCGTACTTCTTGTTCAACTCCTCCTGTGTCGCAACCACAGGTGAGTCTTCTTGCTCTTCATCTTCTACTTCTTCAGGATCGGCCATGGTATTCTCCGGCTGTCCTTGCACCCGGTCCCTGGTGATCTTCGTACCTTGCAGAGGTGTTGGCCCGGTTCATCAGTACCGTCAGCTTGTCGATAGCATCACTGGTATCTGCTCTGCGATTAGGCTCAATGCCGTGGACGTACTTGTTGACCACCACATCGAACATCTTCTTGTTGGAACTCTTTAGCATCAGCATCCCTGTAGACAAATCCGTGGACTCAGTCAGGGTTGCTGCTTCTCGGTTGGTGATGAGACCCATCTCCAGAAGAGTACGAACCTCATCAGTACCATACTCGTACTGTCCAGAGAAGAACTCGTAGACATCAGCCGCCATCGCCGCTTGCTGTCCGGCGATCTTTCGAAGCTGGGTTGAGGGATCTTCCTCTCCCACAAGCTGATCCAACTGATTGGGTCGTTCCAGAAGATATACCCAAACATCCTGTCGGACATCTTCCCAATCCAAGGTCGGCCACTTACGAGCCGACCCACGTGCCGCAGTTTCTACTGCGTCGTAGAACTCCTTAGGGATATCATCGTTGTGCATTGTTGTTCTCGTTTCTATGCGGGACGGATGTCGACACGGTTCGTGGCCTTGCCACTCCGCGACCAGGCCGAGCAGTCTTGGCACTGGTATTGCTGGAACTCAGAGAGCCCCACCCGCCGGAATCCGCGACGCTGAAGGTTGACACTAGAGCAGTTGGGGCACACGTCCTCATCGGTGTCTTCCTCGTACAGACCCATGTTGGGGTGCTTGGAGATCCAAGGGATAAGCCGCTTGTACAGCTTCTCCGTTAGGTCCACATCCCCTATGTTATAGGTCTTCATCTCCTCCCACGCAGAAGCTTCGTTGTTCATGCAACGAATCCACAATCCGAACCCTGCGTGCTTGACCTTCTTACCGATCTGGATCTGGTCGGAGACGTGGTCCAGCTTGTTGGAGGCGAACTTGAACTGTGACTTGACCGCCTTGTAGAGATCGATCTTCTCGTAAGGAGCCGGAGGAGCCATCTCCCGAAGGAAGAACTCACGGTTGAAATGCTTGAGGTCGAACGCATCACCGTTGTAGGTGACAACAGCGTCCGCCTCGTTCAGAAGATCCCAAGCGTTCTGGATCATCACATCAGCACCATCATGGAACTCGGAGAAGAACACAATCTTGTCTTCGTCGTACCACTTGGCAGCGAAACACAGGACCCGCACATTCTCTCGAAGCTGTGCTAGTGAGATGTTCTGGTTCCAGAGGTCAAAGACCCAGCCCCCGTTGGGGGCCGTCTCGATATCCAGCGTCAGGATCTTCACTTATCACCAACGGTCTTACCAACAGCCTTGGTAGCTTCGAATCCGTATTCACTCACAGTCATTCTCCTCTTCGTTCTGGGTGGCCGGGGCGAACCCGAATGACCCACCCTTGTTGTACACCACGTCGTCTTCGAGTGGCAATGCGTCGTCCAACTGGTCACGAAGCTCCCGTGCTTCCGCCACGGTGAGGAAGACATTACCCCAGTCGAACGTGATGGAGATACGAGCTTCCATTACTGCTTCAGGCATTCTTCTTCCCCATTCTCGACAGTACTGCTTCGGCACCAAAGGTAGTGATGGTGGAGTTCACGTCTTTGCCCTCAGGCATGTTGATGATGCGACCACGGGGCAGCGTCTTCATCACATCAAACGCGAAATCCTTACCAGCCTGATCACCATCGGCCAAGATGAATACCTTCTCATACCCGAGGAACATCCGGTGGAAGTGTGACTTCCAGTTCTCCCGACCTGGAATACCTACAGCGTGCAGTCCGATCAACTCGGCTGCAATAGCATCCAGTTCGCCCTCACAGATACAGATCTCATCGTCGGTCTTCAGGATCGACATGGTATTGAAAGCATGAACCTCGGACCCAGGGTGAGCCATGTACTTTCCATGCTTACCATGGTCGTGGTTCTCGATGCACCTGAACCTCATGGTGATGACACACCAACCCTGACCAGGACTGTACCTCAAGTAAGGAATGGCAAGCCATCCCCGGTACATGTCATGACCAGGCAGTGGGTCACTTACCACGCCAAGCCGGTACTTTTTTAGCTCTTCCCCCTTGAGCCCCCGCCTTTCCAAATACTCTTCGGCTGGGCTTCCGGGTAGGCTTTTGTGGTATCGGGACGTAGCTTCCATCAAGAAATTCAGTTGCGTAGCGCTGGGCTTCCGCAAACGACAATCCCTCCTTCCTCATGATCAGGTTGACAATTCCACCCTTCATCGCACACCCATGACAGGTGAATGCGTTGTTGGTGAAGGATACAGAAGCCGATGCCCGTGTCTCAGCATGAAACGGGCACAGACAGGGTAGCCATTCGCGATTACCACGGGGTGGTTCCCAGTCCGGGAACCACTTCCGCAGCAAGACTATGATCGGGGGATCAGTTCCCATTCGAACTCCGCAGTGTCCAGCGTGTTGACATCTTCCATCACCACACGCAGTATTCCCACACCCCTGGCTACGGTGAACTGCCAGGAGTGGTTGTACCCCTCACCACGAGTGAGGTATCCCGCAGGGTGATCCTCTTCGAACCACGAAGAGAAGACAGACAGAGCCTCGTTACCATCATCGATCGTCATTCTGTCGCTCCTTCATTACTTCGGTCCAGTAGACAACTACTTCACATGGTGCGCCTTGCTGGCACGCTTCGGGATCAGGACATTCACCGCCCTTGGGGCAGTTCACTCTTCCTCCTTCTTCTCCGGATCAGGGTTGATACAAGCTTCCTTGCCGTTGACACAGTCGTCAACGTGTGGACACCCTGCACAAATGAAGACGAACATGCTGCCTCCTTGGGCTCATCGGCACGGGACCAACCCGTGGACGCCTCCCGGCGTTTCGCCCTGCTTACTCTTCGGTGTCTTCGTCTACCTCGGTGCCAACCTCGCACCCGTCGATACACTCACCACCGAAGATACACTGCCTAGGCATTCACTCACCCCCCCCCTACGTCACTCGCAATCGTCTTCGTCTTCCAGGTAGTACAGCTCGTCCGACGTGATGGTGTAGTCCCTGTGGTTTCCGGTGCCCTCGATGTAGATCTTACGAACCTGGTCCGCGATCATCTCGAACGTCCAGTAGTAATCATCGTTGAGTTCGGCTGCTTCCATGGGGATGCCGTAGGAGTCCACACCCAGCAGCACGTTCCCTTCGAACATATCTTCGTCGGGATCTCCTTCTTCACCCGTCACGCGTCGGGTCAACGCAAGAGCAGGCAGTCCGCTCTCACCCCACGCGGTTTCACCGTAGTACTTCCAGTTGTTGGTGTTGCCCATGGGGTCCGGCCTGGCAACGTTACCCGCCACCTCCTGGAGCACACCCAGGCAGCAGTAGGAACGCTGCCCATCTGCAACCTTGCACAAAGCACCCGTGGTCTGTTCCAACTCCGGGTTCCTCAATGCCTTCTCCCAGTCCAGAACCAACTGAGTGGGCTTGTATCCGGTCATGCTTCCTCCTTCAAGAGCATTTGGGCTGGTGGAAATTTGATGTACGTGATAGCACGGATCAAACACTTGACATCGTCTCTGAAATGACCAAGCACTCCCTTGTTACAGGGATTGCAGATCAGTCCTCGGACACACTTGCCGCAGGAGATCTTGCCGGGGCAACACGCATGGTCGTGATCCACACAGTTGCCCCGGTTTCGATCACAGATGTAGCAGATTGGCTGACCCTTGGAGTTCTTCCTACAAGCGTCTACAAGCTTCTGATACTGCTCAGGGGTCAAACCATACTGCTTAGACACGTACGCCAGCCTGCGGGCTAACTGGACGGTAGTACGGCGGTCTCTGTGGCATGTCGCGCATCGTGGCCCCGGTGCCGTGAGCTTCCTGGTCGTAGAGCCACACCCTTTGCATGGCTTGGTAGAAGAACTCGATGGACCAGTCGTAGTTGAGGAGTCGTTCTGCGTCTTCGCAGAGGGTTTCTTCGTCGCAGGGCTCCGTGCCCTTCTTGCACGGCCCACTACCAGTCACCTAGTTCCTCTCGTGCCTTCTTCAAGGCATCATCCAAAGAGGGTTCGTTGGACTCATCCTTGGGAGAACAACGCGTGGCGCAGTTCTCTGCTTGGTTTTGCACTGTTGCCTCCTTGTACCCTCGGTACACGGTGTGGCAAGCGGGGCAGACGTCCACATACTCACGCCTAACCATCGTCCTTCTCCTCTCTCGGGGTCGCCCACTCTCGTGGGATGATCGCAGGAACACCACCCCGTAGGCTGGGTACTCCTACCATGATCCTACCGAAGTGGTCACGGTCATCCATGTACCTGTCAAAGTACCCGTGGACAGTGCCCAAGATAAGGATGGGATCATTCAGCCTTAGGCTTGGTTGAGCCATTGTCACCCTCCCAGATCAAGTAGATAGCCAGTTCCATTATCCCTAGTGCCGCTGCTGCGGTACCTATGATCACAACCGCAGGACCAAGCCCGATGTTGTAAGACATGGCACCAAAGAAGCCACCGAACACAGCAGACAGGAGGAGATACCCAGAGACCTTCCTCAGCCCCATTGTAGTTCTTCCTCCTGCCTGCGTTGGGTGTCTTCCCACTCCATTTCCGGAGCAGGAATATCCTGGAGTTCCGGATCTCGGAAGGACATCTTGAATCCCTTGAACTCCAACTCAGCCCAGGTGTTACCCGAGGGGTCTGGTTGACCCCCACGCACCTTGACCTTGGAGACACACAGGATCATGGTCTCATCGTCGAACTTCCTCTTGTGCAGGGTCAGGATCATCTCGGGTACTCGTCCGATCTGACCCTTGATCCCACTCAAGGGGATTGGCTTGTCGCCATCGTTGTAAGGCCCGTTCACGTGGTGCAGTCCGATAACACAGGCTGCTGTTTCACGAGCCATTGAGTGTAGGTAATCCATCAGGCCTTCGAGGCCTGCGGAGAAATCATCATCCACGTTGCCAACGCCTGAGACGTTGGTGATGTTGTCGATGACAATAAGCGTGGGGTATTCGCCGAAGAGTTCCCAGTAAGCTTCAAGGATCTCTTCAATGTCTTCTGGACTAGGAGAAGACTCGTAGTCAATACGAAGCGGAACCCCGGACATGTTCTCTGCTACGTCGTCAGGGATTTTGTCTTCTAGGACCATCTCTGTCGACTTGGTCAAAGGAATGTCGGTAAGCATGGAGATCGAACGTGTCATCTGCGTGAAGGCATCGGAGTCAGCACTGAAGATCATACTGGGAACCCCAGATTGGATAGTCAACGCCAAGGTGAGAGCCGACTTGGCGGTACCGGGTCCCGCCGCGATCAGAACTAGCTGACCACGGCGGAACACGATACCCGCGTTGTCCAAACTCTTCCACCCAGTGGGGATTGGTTCCCCGCCCGCACCTCTTGCCCTCTTGCTTTGAGTGAGGGAATAGATGGTGCTTCCTTTCTTAGATGGCCAGACCCATCTCACGAAGGTACTGAGCCACGAAACCCCAACCCTGGGTAACCGCAGCACCGAACACGATCACGACAGTAACGAAGCCGATCCACGCGAGGATCGTACGAGCAGTGGTGAGCTTGAACATCTTTTCTCCTTCTTAGCGAGAGGTCGGGGAAACTTCCATGCTGTGGATGATGTACTTGGAGTACTTCGACATGCCGTACAGGCCAGTACCGTCACCCAGAAGGTGGTAGAGCTGGTCTACCAGGACTCGGATGGGACCAGAGCCGATCACGTTGCCGGTCAGGGCCTTCATGATCTCAGCCTCGTCCGGGGTCAGGGTGATGGTCACGGTCTCCGGAGAGACCTCGACTTCCTTGGAAGACATGGAAGCCGGGGTGCGCTTGGCGTTAGCCATTGTTTTGATCCTTTGTTAGTTGGGTTGGATTACCAGGCGAAGGGGTTGACCGGTGGGGTGGTCTTGGCGGTCTGGATGATGTCGTTGCGGAGCGGGGACGAGTTGTACTGGTCCACACCCGCACTGTGGAGCGCGCGGTAGACCTTGCTGGTCAGAGACCGGATGGGGCCGGAGCTGTCGCCCGTGATGCCACCAAGGATGGCCTTGACCGCAGTGGCTTCGCCCTCCGTGAGGGTCAGCACGATCTGAGCCGGGGTGACCTCGACAGTCTCAGTCTTGGTGACAGCAGCGTTGCGCTTAACGGTAGCCATGATTCTTATTCCTTTTCTTGTTGTTGGTCTTACTTACACTTCGGGTCATCTTCACGGACGAGCTGCAACGAGCCCTTGTGGCTAGCAGACATCCACAAGAACTTGTCGTCATCTATGCAAAACAAGGAGGCAGAAGCTTCGGTGCCTGGGATATCGAACTCCTTGAGCACGCGTTGCCCGTGGGTGCCTCCTGTGTTTTCCGGCATGGAACAGCCCGCAAGAGCAAGCAGGCTGATCAGACCTATTGCTAGTACCTTCATTTGTCCTCATTCACAAAAGCTTCGGTGAACATGACGAGTGCGATGATCCCACACCCGACTGCGAACGGGGTAAGTCTTGCTACGAAACAGGCCGTGGCGACCATCGCGAAGAAGAATCCACCAGCAGCCCAACCTTTATTCATTGTCCCGCCTTCGAGAACGTGCGGTCAGGGTGACAGCCATCGACAGGGAGGCAAGCAGTAGCCCCAAGGCTGGGTTGGTCTGGGTGAAAGCCCAGACCGAACCAACGATCAGCCCCAGGGACACCGCCATCATGAGAGTCCTCAACCGCTGACTCCTGCAACCACCATCACAGCACCCGCAGCCATGAAGGTGTAGGCAACAGCCTTGGCCTTCGTAGCCAGAAGTGCGAGGCCGATGCTGAACAGGATGACAGCGACGATTCCACTTTCCTGGTGCATTGTGTGCTCCTTTAGTTGAAGTTGTAGAAAAGCATTGATACCGAGAACAAAGCCAACACCAGCGCAACCCAAAGGTCACGCGTATTTCTGTGGGTGAACAACTTGTAAGCCGCAGCAAACAAGAAGATCCACCCCGCGACCATCAGCATCAGAAGTCGCCTTCGGCTACCTGCAAGCAAGTCAGGCCGATTGAACGCCAGGCCTTGACCACTCGGTTTCGGTCGTCGTATGCACGAACCACATTGTAGTTGTGCCTGATGTACTTGTCGAAGAGATCCAACTTCTCGATGTCGTCACTGACACCGTGGTTCTCACGCATGAACTGCCCCTCGATGGGGACCTTCACTTCCTGGTACAACCAATCTTCGGTCACACCAAAGAAGTTCACGTGACGACCCGAGGTGAACAAGATCTTGTTCCCCAAGTCGTAGGCCTCGTGCCTCACCATGTCGATGATGGGAAGGTTGGGCTTGTCCAGGTGGTACTTGGACGTGTCGTAGACACCCCTCACACCCTCGTGGAGAGCCACAGTCCCATCGATGTCCACGATGACAGCCTTGGGCTTGGACGTGTCCGGAACGTACATCTCACGCTTCGGAAGAGCCGCCTTCGCCTTGGGCTGAGGCAGTGCCATCGCCTCACCCTTGTTCGCCTTGATGTAACGATCGAACATGTTCCGGATGACCTCTTCGGGAACAGGGTTTCCCCGCTTGGCATTCCTTTCGAGGCACGTCTCCAGAGAGATGTGAGTCAGGTCTACCTGAACCCACTTGAATCCCATGTCTTCCGCGATCTGTGCAAGCTGCTTGCGGTATTGCATCCGAAGATTGCAGTCGTGCACGATCACGGTAATGCCACGCTCCAGTGCCCTGCGGATCTGTGCGTGTTGGAGAGAAGTGATCATCACCTCCTGGTCACCGATCAATCCATCACGAGTACCGAAGTACTCATCCCGCAGACCATCACGGGAAATGGTCATCACCTTTCCGGGGGAGTGAAGAGTCCGCAACCACTTGGCGTAGTGGGTCTTCCCTGACCCCGGCAGGCCGACCGTGAAGTACAGCACTGGTGCACTCACTTGCCCTCCGGCGCGTCCAGGATCTTCTGAACCCAGTCAGGATCGGTGTTCTCGATTGCCTCGTCCAGGGCTTGGCGGATATCCCTGATTCCTGCGTCCTCACTCATGCTGCTACCAACTCCCTCTCTTCGTAGACCACGCGGCCCTTGGTGCAGTCCATCTTGTGGCCACTGTGCATCCGACACTCGTGGCACACCATAACCTTGGGCTTGATCGGAATGACCGCAGCAACCAGGTTATGGCAGTCACATTCACACACGTTCTCCTGGATACCTCGGAAGATATCGGAGTAAACGATACCGTCCAGGCAGAACTCCAGATCATCATCGTCGTACCCACACCTACACGGGGTCGGTACTCCACTGGATGAGCCCACGCTGAATCACCGCCTTCTCGTTTCGCCACGACTTCTTGTTGAACTTCGTGCATTGAGCACGAGCCTGTGACCTCTCGGTGTAGACGTACTGACCCCCGTAAGCCTGCAAGTGGGTGCCAGTCTTCTCGTCAACCAAGCGGTACACATACTCCTGACCCTCACCAACTCCAGGACACGTCCTCAGTTCGTCCTCAAGGAATGTCGTGTGTTGGAGGTGGAACTCCGGGTTGTCGCACTGACCTTCGGGGTATTCTCTCATCGCTTCTCCTGTGAAAGAATTGCGTGCACCCTTGCAAGAGCAATGATGTTCGCGTGATCCTCTGACGTAGCCCTCCGTGCGACATACCCCCTTGGCGTCCGCTGAACCACGATGCTATCTGGCATGGGGTCCGACAGCAGACGCTCTGCCTCTGCTCGATGTTGTTCTGGTGTCATGGTCATGGCTTGGCCACCTTTGTTTGTCCCTTGGGTTCGAACTGCTTGTAGATAATCTTGGTGTAGTCGTAGCCATCCACCACACACCAGATGGCACCCCACACCCACCTAGGCAGGTCACTGATGAGTTCTTCGATCATCAGACGTGCTTCTCGCTCACCGTTCTGGGCACACTCAATGAGATAGCTCAGGTCAGGGGAATTTACGCAATCATCGATAATCGAAAGGTGGTCTTCAAATTTTGCAGTAAATTTTGAAGCCTCGGAATCCATCCAATCATGGAACTCATCGGGCATCCCCGACTTGTACTCGTGGAACCTACCGTTCTTCAGTGATTCCCAGATGGTCTTCTGAGACAGCAAGAACACCATCTTGTGCTTGTCCAGATAGTCTTGCTGCTTGATCTTGATTCTCTCATCCGTGTCCAAGTACCGCACCACGAAACCCTCTGCGTTCTCCCGAGGGAGAGCAGATACGGCTTGTCGTAGGGTTTGGTACCCCGTGAACCCGACGGTTCGTCCGGGCCACGAAATCCATACACTATCACGACCCTTATCGTCTGAACCCCAGTCGAAAGTCTTTCCCGTTTCTATGTCAATAGCCTCAAGAAACCGAAGCTCTCGTGATTGACCATAGTCCAGCACGATACGGTTCTCGGGGTAAATGATCTCGAACAACGGGGTTAGACCTTCAGGCGGAAGCCAGTTGGGGTGGGTCTCCTGGAGGATCTTGTTGGCTTCGACAGCTTGTTCACTGGCAAAGCTGCCCTTGGTGGCAATGTAGAGCTTTCCTTCCCAGACGTAACCGATGCCCAACGAGCCATCCAGTTTGTCACTGACTTCTACATCAGCCTCGTAGTCCTCACGGGCAAGTGGTTCACCCAGGTTGAAGAACTTCGGAAAGGGACGAGCCAAAAGTTCTTGCGTCTCGTAGTTGTAAATCAAACCACGGCACTGCAACGTCACCTCATTCCAGCACCGTGCAACAACACAGTCCTTGGTGTAGGTGGCGATAGCCAAGGGAAGGGAGGGGTGAATCTGAGTGCGAATCATCCCCGCCCCTTCCATCTCGACATACAATGCCGGGTCGAAAACATCATCGACCCTCATGTCAACTCTTCTCGTAAACCGTAACCGTCTTCTGCTTAGGGAACACTTCGGTGAAGGTTCCGTCGAAATCCACGCCGTAGTACGAACCGTAGAAGCCCAGCTTCTCGAAGTACCTGGACTCCATCGACATCTTCTTGATTCCGTTGACGTGGGGCGTGAACTCCACGATCACCACAACCTCGGAACCACCACCCTCAGATCCGCCCTTGGTCTGGACCGTACGAGCCATGTACTCCTCGTTGAGAAGGGTGAACTCTGCCGTACCTTCGTACAGCCAGTAGCCCCACCCAACCCGCTCGTAGTTATCGGAGTCTTCGTCTGCTTCCCCGCCCAAACCCTCAAGAAGGGATTCCACTTCATCCTTGGTGATCACTCACCACCACCGTATCCCCCGCCACTGGACGACGACGAACCGCTGTCGCTGTAGGAGCCGGAAGAGAACGAGCTACCACCCGACCCGCTGTCCGAAGAGTACGACTGCGCAGAGTACGAGGCTCCCTCGTACGAGGTGCTAGGAGCCACGTAGGACGACGAAACCGGCTCCGGGGTGTAGTCACTCCCGGAATTGCTGTTGCCCCCGGAGAATGGGCCTGAGGCGTCCTCGTTCATGCGGTACCACTCTGGAGAGAACGTGGTGACCTCCGCGTAGCGGATCTCGTCGTCGTAGTCCCGATCGTGCCTGCGGCTGGCAGTCTTGGGCGACTGCGGCACCGGACGGGACACCGGTCGCGGACGCTGCTGGACCGGGGGACGAACGGCCTCGATCCGACCACCACTGACAACGCCGTCCACACGGTTGTAGGTCACTGCCCGCAGCTTGGGCTCCGCAGGAACCGTCACAGGCACCGGAACAACCGGCACGGGCTTGCCCTTCTTCTGGCGACGCTTGCTCAGCTTGTTGATCAGGCTGGTGAAAATGTTTCCCATGTCAATTCCTCACTTTGGGTCCAAAATTTTGGCATATTTCTATAGGCCTCAAGGCCGTGGTGCAAGACCACGGCCAAGATACTTACAGAAGGTCGTAGTTCTGGTAGAACAGGTCGGTAGCGTGAGGGTAGAACTCGCCCTCAACACCCTTGATGACGATCTGGCCCTTGAACACCTTGACCCAGGTGTCGTGTAGTTCGTCGTAAACCTCAGCCTCCGGGGCGGGATACCCCGGTTCACGCTCTCCCAACCTGAACCGGTAGTTGGTCCACTCTGCTAGTTCTTTCCAGTTAGTACCATCGAAAACCCGGTACTCGATCTCGATTGGCTTCTTCCTGGCGAATGGCATCAGACAGCAACCCACTCGATCTTGGTCACGGGCTGCTGGTTGACCTCGAAGACGTGATCGTTCCACTCGGAACCATCGTACGACCTCCAGGTACCCTCCAGGCAGTAGTACGTCTTGGTACCGTCTTCCGATTCGACCTGGAAGATCTTGGACATCTCGCCGGAGTAGTCACCCGTCTCGTAGTAGTCATCGATCAGGCGAACCAGACCAAGACCCTCTACGGGAATGGCAACCCCACTCGGAACCCCAGTGGTGGTCCACATCTCCCAGCCCTGATCCTCCCAGGTGTATCCTGGGATCGTTTCACCCCGGTAATTCTCTCGGGGCTCCACGTAACCAGAGAACACGTGGTTCTCCAGAAGCTCGGTGACTTGCTGCGGGGTAAGATCAGCCATAGTAGACCGACGTCCTTTCCTTCTTCTCGACCTTGACGAACATGCCATTCCACTTCTTACCGTCGTACGAGTCCCACTCACCGCAGATCTTCCAGAACTCGGAGTCGTAACCCCTGGCAACCTGGAAAACCATCTCGATCGGAAGGGTGTCGTAACCATCGAGATCTTCCCAGTTGGTTTCGAATACCTTCTCGATCATCAACTTGTCGTCACCCAGGAACTTGGTCTCGCCAACCGACCACTTGGTCCAGACAGCATCCCAACCTTCGGCAAACTGACTGATGTCGTTGCAGGAGTCCCTGATCAGAACACTCAGGTTGGTGTCTCCGTCCGGGAGTTCCTGACCACAGGTCTTGCACGTCTCGCTCATCAGACGCCTTCCCACTCGAAAACCGTAACCTGCTTCTCAGTTCCGGTCACCTGCTCGAACTTACCGTCCCAAGCAACGTGCCCGTAGGAGTTGGCCGTTCCCCACTTGCGGAAGAACAAGGTCTTGTCGACCCCCACCACCTTGAGGACCATCCACGCCGCGCCTTCGAAACCCTGTTCGTAGGCATCGTCGTAGCTCTTCGGACCCCACTCCTTGTCCATGTCGATCTTGGCTTCCACGCTCAGGACCGCACCGTTCCCAAGCTTGACCGCGACCGGCGTGTGAGATCCCGTGTTGTACCGATACGAGTACTCACCAGAAAAGATCGTATCCCAGTCGTAGGAACACTCCAGGATCAAATTCTGGTACTTACAGGTCATGCACTCCATTACTGCCTCCCAATCCAAGCGATGGCTTCTGCGAGTCCCCACAGAATCAGGACGCAGAAACAGAACATGAACAGCATCAGGAACGATGCAATCACGCTTCCGATAAACTTCTTGAAATCTTCCATCACGCCCACATTCCCAGAATGAATCCCAGGGCCACTACCATGGCGATAATGACAGCGAAGGCTATACCAGCAGCCAACGCACCGTAAAAGGCGTCCTCGTCTTCGTCCATTGTTACACCCTCACCAGCTTGTGTGACTTCTCCTTGTGGCGTCCGATGTAGTCGGAGCCCGGTTCCAAGAACAACTCGATGTTGTCCATGATGGTCCTTGCGGTCCACCCCTTGGTCAGTGACGTTGCTGTGCGCCTCAAAGCCCACCAGTAGGCAGCCTTGGGGCTGACTCGGTAGTTCCTGGGGACCACAATCCTCTCAAGCGCGGTCACGAAGATCTCTTCCTTGATGAGATCCACAAACTTCAGGAGCGGCAAAGCCTTCATCTTCTTCATGTCGATGTCCACTTCAGCGCCATCCTTCAGCACTTCCGTGTAGATCGGCAGTTCTCCGTAGGCAACCGAGTCGTGAAGCGAGTCATGGTCGTAGGTACGCCTGACTGCGTCATCGAAGAAGTCTCGCTTGTCCTGATCAAGGTCCATGACCTTTTTACCGTGGGTGTCTTCCCACACCTTGTAGAGCAACTTGTGCAGATCAAGGTCCAGTACGGCACCTGCCTTCTTGAGATTCACAATGTCGTAGACATGCTTATCCCAAGTGCCGTTCTTCAGATCCCATTGTGCGTGGGAAACCTTGATGGTGTACAGCTCGTCCAGGGTTGCGAATCTGAACACGTCGCCGATCCACTCTCGTAGCGACTCGTGCCAGAAGCAATCCCATTCTGAATCGGCAGGGTTATCACTGAAAACGTCGACATCCTTGGGGTAGCGCGCCCCGGAAACGAAGCGCGCCATCGCCGTGGAGCCGACCACGAGAGTCGGCATGTGTTACTAGTCCTGAACCAGCGTCAGCGGGCCGTAGAACTGCTCGACCTTGGTGAGGTCCCAGGAGTCCGACGGGTACCGGTCGTAGGCCTTCTCAGCCCGCTCACGGTCGGCCGCGTAGTTGAACTTGTTGTCGGCAACCTCGTACCAACGGTTGGTGGTCGACTTGTCACGGTCCTGGAAGACGCGCTTCCCACCCGAAAGGATCTCGTTGAGCAGATCCCGCAGCTTGACCACGTCCTCCTTCACGAGGTACCCCGCGATCTCCTTGCTACCGATAGCCGTGCTCGGTGCGGTCAGCTTGAAGTGCGTGGACCCGAAGGTGGAAGACTCCTGAACGGTCAGCTCCCGACCGAAGAGCATCGGGAAAACCTCCTTCATCGGGACCTCAACCTCTTCCACGGTCAGACCATCCGGAAGGTTGGTCGGCTTGGTCTTGGACGTGCCCTGCACCTTGAAGTTGACTCGGTTACCCATTGCTTTTCTCCTTATTCCAGTTCTCGATGATTTCTAGTGCCTTGACGTGAAGTCTTTCCCATCCCTCACGAGAGAAACGGGGCCATTGGTGATTAGAGTCTTCGCATTTCCAGATCAGAACTCCGTCGTAGACACCACGTACCTCAATTCCGAGGAACTTACGCCACGTGGGCCACGGGTTGGTCTTCAACCACTCCCTTACCGCGCTCTTGCCTCCCTTGTACACATCCCAAGGAACGTAGTTATGCACGATGTCTTCGGGAATGGGGCCTCCGACATCGGAGGCCCCACAACCAGGACACAAGCCCTTGTCTTCGTTCATCAGATGGTGGTTTCGGTCCGGATGCCGTAGGTCTCCTTGATGTAGTCGTACGTGGCCGTACCCCCGATGGCAGACGACGGGATCTGCCTGGAGCTGGTGTAGTAGAACTTCCCGTTGTCGCACTCGTACCAACGCGCGGGGTCGCTCAGGCTGTCGGTCGCGTCGTGGATGACCCGACGACCCTTCTTGTCGTTCAAGATCTCGTTCAGGGCGTCACGCAGCTTGGTCGCGTTCTCCTTGTCGAAAATCTTGTTGTACGCCGCCCAACCCGAGGTGCCAGCCGGACTCGGGATGATCTCCAGAGTCATCGCGTCCTCAGGATCACCCGAGTAGCTCTGCACACGGAACTGAACGCCGTACTTGGACAACACCGTGACATCCACCGGCACCAGCTCTTCCTTGATCAGGAAGCCCTCGGGAAGGTTGCTGGGCTTGGAGGTGGACTGACCCGTGACCTTGTAAACCTTACGCATCTTGCGCTCCTTTTCGTTTTGTTTTGACATCTATGAATGAATCAGAGATCTTGGTTGAACACGAAGACGGGGATTTCTCGTTCTTCCGCCTTTTTGATGGTTCCTAGTGTTCCGTTGGTCTCCCCACGCTTGAATGCCAGCAGAAGATCTGCCCGGTCCACGATCTCTTGGTTACGAACGTGGTAGGCACGCGGAGATCCGTAGATCTCCAACCTAGGGGCATGGATGAACGTGTTGGCTCCGTAGTGCTGCCACACCTCAAGACACAGAGCATCGGCTCCGCCTGCCCCACCGTTGTGCATGATCGCATCGTGGTGGAACATCCCCACAGCCCCGATAGCGAAGCTGACCACGCTCAGGTCTGTGAACCCTCTGGACCCTGTGACACCGAACTGTAGGGGGTATTCACTGCGTCCCACGAGAGAGAATGAGAACTTCAGCAGCCGGTCCAGCTCGTCAGCGTTATTTGGCAACCTGATCCTCCAACTTACGGATCTGCTTCCGGATGCTCCGGATTCGCCCGTGAAGGCTGGTCCGGCTCCCATTAACGTCGTACCACTGGTTGCCCATGAACATCACCAGGTGCGCAACCAAGCCGATGAAAGCGGCAAAGATTCCGGGCAAGCCGATGGCCAGCCCCCAGGGTTCCGACGGGAAGAAGGACAACACGAACAGTGCCCAGCCCGAACCCAGGGTGATACTTGCGTTTCTGACCTTGTTGGTCTCGTAGACCAGGTCGTCTTTCAGTTCGTCGATCTTGTCCATGCCTCTCCTTATGCCATAGCAAACGAACATGAATTTCGGACCGAACAGAACATGCAATTCTCTGTGGATGGATTGGGCACGAAGTCTTCCGCCTTGATTTTCTGGTCAACCTCCCCGTACTCATCAGCAAGCCTTTGCACCGACCACTGCGACAAGTCGTAGGGCCGTGTGGGCTTGCCTTGCTGTGCCATCCAGTAGTCGCCCTGAGTGAACGGAATGTCGTACTTCACTGCTAGTGCACCCGCATAGGTGGCTAGCTGAAAGTCGTCTCCAGGCTTCTTGCCTGTTTTGTTATCACGAGGCTTGTCGTCGACAACCATGTCGATCAATCCCCGAACCTGGACGTCTCCGAACTCGACGTCAAACTCAAACTCTACCGCAGGAGTCCCGTCATACTCGGACGGAACCTCTTCGGGGTGTTCTTGGTAGTACTTGACGTAGGCTGCTACCTGAGCCATCCCGATGCCCCAACGCCGTTCGATATCAGTCCTTGCGTCGTACGGACCCGAACGCTCCCAGTACTGGAAGTTGGGCGTAATGGCTGCGTACTTGCCTACCTCTTGACTGTACGACTGATCGAACGCCTTTTGAGCGTCCGCCAAACTCATTGTGCGGCCCGACTTCTCCCAGACTTCGGCCGCATAGTGCACGGCCGAACCCTGAGGGAGCCATGCCGACGGTTTCTGCCAGACCTTTTCAAGGCGTGCGAGGCGGTACGCCTCACCGCATCGGTTCATTTGGTTTGCCTGCGAAACCGACCTGTATGCTACTCCCATCAAATCGCCCTTACTAATCCCGTGGTCCGAAAGCCAACCACAACACCACCAGAATGAAACCGACTACGATAATAAGACCTACAGCAGCAGTATGGTCGGTTACGTATTCGGCATCTGCCAAAATCATCTATTCCTTACCTCCCCTCCTATTCAGACTTGGTCACCTTGGCCACAATCTCAGCCTCAGCCTTGGCGTCGTCCAACTCCTCTGCCATCGCAGAGTCGTAGGCAGCGATCACGACTTCCGCGATCCTGCCCTTGGGCGACACCTGGTGACCGTTCAGACCCGCCCACTCACGGATCTTGCTCAGTTCGTCCCTGGAGCGCTTGCCGGGCTTGGGGGTAGATGTACCCCTCGCAGCACGCTTCCGGGGCTCCAGAACGACAGGAGCCACCTTCTTGGTGGCATGACCGATGTACTTGGCCATCAGCTCCCGGAACTCCTCCGCGTTGACCTCGCTCAGGTCGATGGTGTAGTCGTCGGCACCCCAAGAGAATTCGAGGGTGTCGGTCGCTTCGGTCCCATCGATGTCGTCAACCATGATCGTACGAGTAGCCATTGTGTTCCCCTTAGGGTCTAGTGTTCTCATTTTTTGAGTGTCACCACCGAGACTCGAACTCGGATCTTCCGCTTAGGAGGCGGTTGCTCTGTCCCTTTGAGCTATGGTGACGTGCCCCTGTGTTGTGCAAGACGTAGCCCCGACCCTATGCGGGCTCATCACAGGTGACTATTCAATTTTTACAGCATCAGCAAGATGAACGTTGCCAACAAGATCAGAAAAATCGCAAGACCAAGCATCTCGTCATGCCTTTCTGAAATTTACTGGAATGCGGGCATGGGTGCGGCTACCAAGTCACTGTCTCGGGTCATCCGATTGTGGTTGGCAGCCCAACCCTGAGCGAAGCCTTTCAGCTCGTCGGGGCTCATGCCTTCGTGCTTGTGCTTGAGGGTCACACCTTCCGTGTGGATGGTCAGATTTCCCTTACCATCCAGGGAGAAAGTCCAACCCTCAAACTGAATCTGGACGAACATCAGTTGCCCTCGTTCGCGATCTTCTCGGCTGCCTCTGCCACCCTCGCGGCCTCTGCTGCCTTTTCCGTCTGGATTCGCACTCGCTCTTCGAACTCGGCCTGCTGCTCTTCGTGCGACTTGCCACCCATCTAATTCCCTACCTTCCCATACCAGTGAAACCCGAAGACATCCACATGCCTCAGGTGCCACCAACCATGCCGGACACACGCGGTCGTGGTCCAGCCATTACCGTCCCCGAGGGACATCAAACGCACAGCCCTGCACTTCACATGCCTTACCTCGGCTCAACAATCGTAGGAGGTGCCGGTACCGTGGGTGGGATGTCCGGACCATGCACGATCCACACAGCCACACCAACCGCAACCGCCACAGCTAGCGTCTTCCACAAGCCCCAACCCGTGCGGACCGGAAGCTGCTTGCTTCGGTCATGACGTGGGAGCTTGCCCTTTGCCTTGGGTGCAGGCTTCCTAGGTGCCACTGATACCCCACCCCCAAGCGATGAACACCAACGCAATCAAGTAGATCGGAATCGCGTTGGTCGGCCTCTTGCTGAACATGACTGCGCTTGCGAACACGGCCAGACCGAAGCCTATCCCGTTGGCTAATCCGGTGGTCATGACAGCAAGCCTCCAGGTGCCCACATGGTCAGGATGAACGCGACAGCAAACCACGCGCCTGCCACAACCGGGTTCTTCTTTCCGAAGATCAGTCCGAGTGTGAAGCACGCGCCGATTGCTATCATGATTTCAGGTCTCACATTGCATCACCTATTCCTTAGGTAATCCGCTAGTTCCGACAAGATGATGACCCCGAACACCAACAACATCCATGCCCACAATGGCATCAAGCCAAATATGACGGACAGGGTCCTAAGAAGTTCTATCGCGATTTCTATAGCAATACCTTTCTGTGCGGCCACCTCTGGAGGAACCTGCTCACCGGCTCTGGAGAGCCCGTACAGAGGTCGAACACGGTCTGTGCGTAGTTGGCATAGGCACGAGAGAACTCGTGCGCGTCATCGACATACGCACCAATGTTGCCGATCAGGTCCAACTCGGACCGGGGGTCAACCCCCCGGTCCGCAAGCTGGAACATGTGATCAGGGGTTACCTGATGCCTTCTCATGATGCCTTTACTCGTCTTCCCACTGCCCGCTGACGACGTAGGCCAGTATGAACAGGCCAATGCACAGCGCGAACAGACCTAGAACACCTTCGTTGGGTGACATGATCACTTCTTTCTGAAGATTCTTCCCAGCAGCAGAACTGTCAAGATCAATACCCCGAAGGTGATCAGGATTTCTGCCTTGGTCAGCGGCTCATCACTCAGGAAGTAGTAGTTCACGCGGCGACCTTGTTCGGGGTGCCGTACTTCTTGATCTCCTTCACGCGCTTGCGCTCCTGTCGACGAGCCATCATCCCTCGCAGGGAGAACTTGGCGAACCTACGGTCCGCACGGTTCTGGACGGGGGTCGGGGTGTCCAGCATCTTGACGAGTTCCTTGGTGAGCTTGTCCTGCGGGGGCTGGGGCTTCGCGTCCTCGTCCGCGATCGGGGTAGCGATGGACTCCGGAGTCCCCAGCAGCTCACGCTCCCAGTCAGCCAAGGGCTCCTCCTGGACCTGAACGCTCTCGATCGAGACGTCGGCACCCAGCTGGAACGACGCTTCCGCGCCTTCCGGGGTCAGCACGCCCAACTCGTTCGACAGACCTCGGGACACGAGTCCCTTGATGGTCTGCGCCTTGGTACCGTCCGGGAGGTACACGTTGTCGCCGATCTTTTCGGCCAACTTGAGAGCCGTGGTCATGGCCGGGGTCAGCTTGATTTCGGTGGTCGTCATGTCTTTTTCTCCTCATGTCTTGTGTGCCCTGAGTGGACAATTCGTGCTAGGAACCAAAGCTCCTAGCACAAACAATGCTCTCAGATCACTTGTTGCCGTAGTCCCGCACGATGGCCCATTCCAACAGGTCCGCGATCTGCGCGAAGGTGAACTCGTTCTTCGCCTTGACCTCAGGCTCCTTGCTCCGAGACTGGTAGTCGTTCAGGCTGGCCAACGACTGGAGCTGCCACCCACCCGGAACCATGTCGTACGATTCCGTGTCGTAGTTGTACTCCGCGCCGTAGTACGGCAGTTCGATGACGGCCACCTCACCGTCATCCGTCGTGGTCATGCCGCTGCCTTCCCAGACGTAGGACGGAGCGAACGCGTCGGAGTAAGGCGTGTACATGTCCGGGTTCAGGTCGATCACGGGGGTCTTGGAGAACCTGGTCGTGAGGTACTTGTTGTTGAACGTCCCGGATTCCTTCACGATCGGGGCTTCCGAGATTTCGCACATGACCCCTTCGCAGCAGTACTGGAAGGGCTGGTCCAGTCCGTTCCGCACTCGCAGCGCTCCGGTACCCTTCAGGTACTCGCCGGAACGCAGGGCCGCGATGAGGTCGACAACGCTCTTCTTGACAGTCATTGCTCTTACCTTTCGTAGACATCAGGGTTCAACCCGGAACACGGCGTTCTGCACACCGTGCACCAGATTCAAGCCTGTCTCTACTCGATCACGAACACTTTCAGCCCGTCGATCAGCTCTTTCAACTCTTTCTGATCCAACGTTGCCAGTCCGCCACTGTTCAGGTCATCGTTGGTGCGCACCATGACGTGTACACGACCCTCGACAACACTGTCGGTGACCACAACCGTGTCACCGAACTCTTTCGATGCTACTCTCATGCCTTTTCCCTCACTCGTTCCATGGGAACGTGTAACGACCCTCCTGGGTTTCGGAGTCCACCCAGTTGAGGAACTCCTGACGGTACGCGATGGGGTCCACGTCTTTCAGGACCCGTGCTGGGTCGTAGTCCAACCCCATCACCGTGATTGTCTCGTGCGTCTCGTTCACGAACTCCTGAAACTTCTCGTCGGCTTCGGACTCGGAAAGCTCTTCTGCGCCATCTTCCTCGTCGTCCTCCGGGAACTGCTCTTGGATCCACGCCGCGTAGTCCCTGTCCATTTCGGCCTGGATCTCAGGGTCGTCGGACGTCTCGGGACCGCACATTTCGTAGCACATGGCTCTAACCTTTCGTCTGTGTAAAGATGAACGAGGGAGGTCAAGCCTCCCCCGAACAAGATCACACAGGTGCGGTCATGTTCGCGATCAGATCACGCCATGCCGTGTCGAGAAAGTCGTAACCTTCCCTTTCGATGCTGTCGAACCCGTGTTCGCACATCCAACCCGTGGTGCGCCATTCCTTGTTCATGAACTTGCTCCACCCGTCCAATCCACCAGGACGAGAGGCGTAGAGCTGCCCGATGACACAGCGTTGGGTGTTGGAGAGCTGGAGGTTCGACGGACTGAGGTCGAACGCCCAACCCCCGCTACCGAATTCCTGGGTCAGGAAGTCAGCCCCGCGCTGAACTCGCTCCGCCGCGAGTTCCGCAGTCCACTTGACGTCTTCCACGTCTCCGCAAAACTCTTCACACATGGTAATCCTTCCGTCTGGGTAAAGATCAACGGAGAGGGTGGTTCCCTCTCCGAAGAAGATCACACAGCCAGAACGGTATCGAAGTACTCGTTCCACGCCTCGTTCAGCGGTTCTGCGTCACTGGTGTTCCACACGCTGAACCCGTGCTCGACGGCGTCGGACTCGCTGCCCAGCTTGTTCCGCAGGGTGTAGTAGTCGCCGTAGAGTTGTCCGCCGATGCACGAGGCGACGTAGCCGATGTCGAACTCATCACGATCGATGTGGACCTCCCAACCCTTTCCCTGGTCGGCGTTCAGGAACTCCACACCCTTGGCCACCAACTCACGTGCCTGTTCGATGGTCAAGGTCGGCTCTTTGCAGATGTCACACATGGTCAAACCTCCTAGTAGAGATGGCAGGGAAGAGACGAAGCCTCTCCCCCACCAAAGCTACTAGGCTGCCAGCAGCCCCGAGTCTTCGCAGTCTCGGGGGGTGTTCACGGCCGACTCGTCTCGCGTGATGCCGTTGGTTGCGGTGTTCATCTGTTCGCAGATGTCCACGGCCAGTCCCACGCGGGACCCGTAGACGTGGATGAACCCACCCTTGCCATCACCGACCGGCAGACCGCTGAAGTTGTCGCGGACGAACCAACCCACGAACGAGTCCGTGAACTGGTCCACCACGGCGGGCTCAACGGTGAATCGCTTGTTGTCCATGTCTTCAAACCTTCCGTAGGGGCCTAACATGGCGAGGGACAGTCACACTCTGTCCCCACCAAATCAAGCCTCTAACCTTGCAAGCCGCAGTAGACACATTCGATGTCCGCTGCGACCTCGGGAGCGAATCCCTTGCGCATGTCCTCGCAGAAACACTCGGACTCGCACAGCCCGCAGTCGTACAACCCACCTGGGGTGTGGGGGTAGCTCACGTGGAAGGGACCGGGGTCCATGTCTTGGATCGACCCTTCTGCGTACATGGTGGCAACCATCTTGGCCACGTACTTGTGGGTGTGGGCGATTCCGGTCCGGAAGTCCTTGCCCCAAGCCTTGACCTCACCGTCAACACTCACGGTGTAGATCCACAGGCCCTCATAACGCTCACCCACGGTTCCACCGCCGAACTTCTCTACTTCCACGTGAACATCCACGTAGCCGGAACCGTTGTCCATGTAGACCTGTTCGTCCCAGGTGAACTCGGAGTCAAACGCCTCCAAGAAATCGTCTCGGCTGATTTCCAACGCTTTGACAGCACCCATGGCACTACTCCAAATCTTGAGGGTAGATGAATGGCACCACAGTGTGGTACCAAACAAGAACGCTCAATCCTTGGTAATCACGAAAGCAGGCTCACCAGGATGTGAAGCCTTGTACTTCTCTACGTACGCTTCGGCTTCCTCTTTCGTGCCAAAGCTCACGATTCCCGAGGAAATCGCACCGGCCCTTGCCTGGTGCCATGACGGACGGCCCGTGTGAGCCTCAAAGCTTGGCTCTTTCTTCACCATACGCCTGTACAAGGCGTACGTGCAGGACAGGAACCCATAAGTCTCGGAGTAGGAGATGTGGAACCTCTCCCACCCACCAGACTCCGCGCGGATCAAGGCTCCGATCTTGCTGCCTCGTTCGCGTCGGGTCCCACCCGTGCATCGCACCCTCAAGACTTCCAAGTCTCCGTCGCGGTAGACCGAAGATGAAATCTCGCTCATGACTTGCTCTCCTTTGAGTGAAGAATCCAACGGGGGAGGCCCGTAGGCCTCACCCTATCAGACAAGAGACTCAAAGTCATTGTTGAAGAACCACTCGTCACCGTGGAGTGCTTCCAACTCTTCGAGTTGCCTCACGGCCATGTCGTAATCCGTGTGCACCTCTTTGAAGCACCAATGACCATCTTTGAAGTCTTGGTAGCTCAGGTATACGTAGATGGTGTACTCGTCAAGGCCCACATTGACCATGCGGGCCGCCATCTTGAAACCACTGGACAAGACATCACGAAGCCTCATGCCTTGTTCACCCTGTCATCCTCCGAAGAACCGATCCAACCGATGGTGTCTTCGGGGCAGTCCGCATTGCCCAAGAACAGGACATTGCAGGCGTTGTCGTAAACAGGGACGTGGGGTTCGGGCGCATTCATCAGCGCCAACCCCGTGGTCACGATCAAGGCTCCCGCAAGAACGGGTGCCAGAACGATCCGCCTCAATGCTTCAGCGATCCGCATTGTGTGCCCTTTTCAGCTCGGAGTAGCGTGCTACCAGACTCCAGAGAGTCAGGTATCCAACAACGATCAGGAATGCATTCAGCATGTCTATTCTCAATCCTCAAACGGTGGTTCAGCCCAGAGTAGGGACCTAAGCCCCTACTCAAGACTCACTCGCCGTTCGCAGTCCTGAACTTGTCCCAGTGCGGGAACATCCCGTGCAGGGTGTTGTCCAAGTCTTCGATCAGGTCCCATGCCCTGACGCTCATGCCTTCCTCCAACAGGAGACCGTCAACGAAGTTGACGACCACCCACCAGGCGAGGTCATGGTCCCCGATGATCGAGTCCATGGCGTTCTGGTACCCCACGAAGACGTGAATCCTTCGCAGGTAAGCACCGGTTCGCGGCATGGCGTCAAGGGTCGTGTGGCCGATGAGAGTTGCTTCCATGTCTCAATCCTTAGTTCGAAGTGCCACCCAGAGGGGAGGAACAGAATCATTCCTCCCCAAGGGAAGCATTTCGATCGCCCTGTAAGCCTCAACTTTGATTACTTGTATCGCCAAACCTCATGTGGGACAAGTCACCACCAGCTATGGCTCTACAGTCTAGGAGACTCTACAGGATTTCCACCGGGTCTATCAGTGGGTTGTGCAAGATTCACTGTTGAGTGGGCGCTTACTGCGCCACCTCCAGGCTCAACACTTGCATATGGAGTTATCAAGGTACAAGCACTTCCAGCCCGTTCCCGGTGTTACCCGGTTCAGTGACCGTGTGCCGTTCTGGTCAAAGCTTACCACGTTGCCGAGAGGGTGTCAACCCTCAACCCTTGGACGCCTACGGGGATTTAAGCCCCGCCTGACTTGGTAACGCCGGCGAACCGGACGGCCTGGGTTGGCATGTAGTTGTGGTCGAACCTTACCTCAACCCTTGCGGGTTGTCAACTCTCAGGTTTCCGGTGGGTCATCCCACTATCTAACAAACCGTAACAACAGTTTCTCGACGGTAGGCATCGAAAGCGCCTACCGGGTTCGGTTCACCGGTTACCTGTGAGTCATGTAGTTGTTCGAGCTAGGTGAAGCTTATCAAACCTGGTCCAGCTTGTCAACTCCGTTTCCGGGGAACCCGGAAAGGCTGGTCCGTACCATCCCCCGCCCTAAGCGGGTTGTCCTCGGGACCATGTGGAGTTGATAGCCAAGACCTTACCAGGCGGGGTTCTGACCCGCAACCCCCAACTTCGGGGGCTTTCCTGGTGTCCCGTGGTGGCGACAAGGAGAACACTACGCGCACCCCCAAACCGATGTCAAATCGGCTCAAACCTCCAGGTCAGGGCCTATATAGGGTGCTATGGGAGGGGGGTCTATACAGGGGGCTACCTGGGAAAACGCGTTTAAGCCCTCTGTGGGGCAATCTGAGAGGGTTTACCCCCCACATGGGGTGTCTGTATGGGTGGGGTGCATATAGGGGCTTAGCGTGGACCTCAGGGGTGTGTATGGGGGTGTGTGCAGGTGGGTAGGTGGGTGTGTGGGGGTGGGGTGAGGAACGGGCACACGTACTAGCACACAGGGGTGGGTTTGTACAGTGCACACGGGTGTGGTGTGGCACACACAGATTGGGCTTGCGGGTGGGACCCTGTTGTGGGTAGGGTGGTGACACAACTTAACTTGCAATGTAGCGTGAGGTGTGGTAGGGGGGTGATCCCCCCGCCCCGCCTCGCGGGCAT